ATCTCCGAGAGCGTGAAGAAGGGCCTGGAGATCATTCCGGTGTCGCGCATGGACGAGGTTCTCGCCCGCGCACTCACCCGCAAGCCCGAGCCGATCGAATGGGACGAGGCGGCAGCCAAGCCGATCTAGACCCCGGTCGAGGCGTCCGTCGAGGAGGAGAAGGGGCTCACGGCCCACTGAGCCGCGGTCCGCGATCCCGGCCGGGGTCCCAACCTGGATGCCATATCAAAAAGCTGCGGCGGCGCTTCGGCGCCGCCGTTTTTGCTTGGGGCCACTTGATGTGGCGGCGTGCCGCGTCGTATTCGAGGGGCCGGGGCCTCATCTCACGGGCTGGCGCGGTCGAGCAGGCAGGCAGATGACACAGCAGTTGACGGTGACCCCCGCGCCCTCGCGCGCCAGGCGCGTGTTTGACGAGCTCAAGGGCCTGGTGATTACCGGTGCCATCATGTTGTTCGCCGGCACCGCGATCGGCCAGCCCTTCATCGTGCCGTCCGGCTCGATGGAGCCGACGCTGATGATCGGCGACGAGATCGCGGCCGCGAAATACGCCTATGGCTACGGCCGCTATTCGGCGCCGATCGGCGTGATCCCGATCCATGGCCGCGTGCTCGATCATCCGCCCGAGCGCGGCGACATCGCCGTGTTCGCGTTGCCGCGCGATCCGCGCCAGACCTACGTCAAGCGCGTGATCGGCATGCCGGGCGACCGCATCCAGATGCGCGGCGGCCAGCTCTACATCAACGGCACCCAAGTGCCGCGCCGTGCGGTCGGCCCGATCACGGTCGGGCTCGGCGGCGCCATGGTGCCGGCGATGAAATACGTCGAGACGCTGCCGGGCGGCCGCGCGCACGACATCATCAAGGTGGCGGAAGGTCCGCTCGACGACACGGCGGAGTTCACGGTGCCGTCCGACCACTACTTCATGATGGGCGACAACCGCGACAACTCGCTCGACAGCCGGGTGAGCCCGGACGAGGGCGGCGTCGGTTTCGTTCCAGCCGAGAACCTGATCGGCCGGGTCAACCGCGTGCTGTTCTCGATCACGCCATTCGCCAACTGGCTCGACGTCATCACCGATCCGATCGACCTGCGTGTCTCGCGGCTGTTTCACGCCGTGCGGTAAGGCGCCGTGCCGTAAGGCACCGTGCGGCAAAGCCCTTGCCGCTTGCGCAGCGCCTGGCGCGGCGCGATACAGAGGGCAGGGCGGTTAGCTCAGTTGGTAGAGCATCTCGTTTACACCGAGAGGGTCGGCGGTTCGAGCCCGTCACCGCCCACCAGCCTTCGCGGCGCTTGCGCCAGCGCATCGGCACCGAGGTAATGCATCGGCTGATCGACGAAGCCGCGAACGCGGGCCGCGCGGTGACGCTCGGCGTCGTCAAGAGCAATTCGGCGAAGCGCCTCTACGACCGGCTCGGCTTTCGCGTCACTCACGAGGACGACCGCAAGTTCTACATGCGGCGTGACAGGCCGACGCTCTAACCAACAAAGCCGCCAGCGCAAAAGAAAATCCCGACGCGGCGCCCGGCTTGAGCCGGGCGACGCATCGGGATTCCTGGCGGATCGACGGTGGCGCTCAGACCGCGTCCTTGATCGCCTTGACGGGGCGCGCGCGGACGATCTTGCGGGCCGGCTTGGCCTTGAACATCATCTTCTCGCCCGTGAAGGGGTTCGTGCCTTCGCGCGCCTTGGTGGCCGGCTTCTTGATGACGACGAATTTCGCGAAGCCCGGAACGACGAAGACGCCGGACTTCTTCAGCTCTTTGTGGCCGACGGCCGAGAGCGTCTCCATGATCCCCTTGATGTCCCGCTTCGAGATCTCGGAATGCTGTTCGCTGATCTTCTCGAGCAGTTGCGACTTCGTGAGGTAGCTCGGCATTGGTATGTCCCTTCTTGATGTTGGCGTTGGAGTTGACGTTGAGAGAGGAGAGAAATTCGTCCGAACTTACTTACCCATTGCGAGGAGTTGTTCGCACGCTACCCGTCGTGCCCGAAGGCCGGAGGGGATGACAGAGCGGTCGCGACGTCGCCGCTCGAGACGATCCGACGTGGTCCTCGGTTTGCCGGGGCTTGTCGGAATTCCTGCTGTTGGATGGCGGCGCTCAGACCGCTTCCCTCAATTCCTTGACGGCGCGGAACGCGACCTTCTTGCTCGCCTTGATCTTGATCTGTTCGCCGGTCGCCGGGTTGCGGCCCATGCGGGCGGCCCGCTTGCGGACCTGCAGGATGCCGAGCCCGCCGATGCGGATGCGGTCGCCCTTCTTGAGGTGCTTGGCGATCATGCCGATGAAATCGGCGAGGATCGTCTCGGATTGCTTCTTCGCCATGTCATGCTCGGCGGCTAAGCCGGCGGCGAGGTGCTTCAGCGTCACTGTCGGCTGAGCAGCCTTGGCCATGGAGTCCCTCCTGTTCGACTGACCGGGAACGCAAGAACTGCCGATCCACATAGGCGATTCTCGCGCCCCTTGACCATGTGCAATTTCCGAATTGCCTGATTTTTGTGGCGATTCTGCGTGGACAACTCCAAAAATGTGCGATTCTGAGCCGTTTCTCGCGTCCTCGGCCGCGTCGGGGCGCGATTTTTCCCTGAAATCGGGGCTTCGGCGGGCGCGCAAGGCGGTTGCGTCGGCCGCGCGGAGGCTTCCGGCCGTCCTGCGGGCGCGACCTTGACTTGGCCGGGGGGGTCTCGTATCTCCCGCGCGCGGGCGTACTTCACGCGAGCAGCGTGGGGGCGTAGCTCAGTTGGTTAGAGCGTCGGCCTGTCACGCCGAAGGTCGCGGGTTCGAGTCCCGTCGCTCCCGCCATTTTTTCCAAAATCATTTCAGCACGTTGCGTGAGCACGCCGCTCTCCGTCGATGGTTGCGATTCGACTCTTTACGCGACGCGATTCAACTATTTTGAGCGCGGTCTGTTCGCGCTGCCTGCTGAGCGGCGGACAGGCGTTCGCGACTGACCGCGACCAACTTCGTCCCGCCGCGTCGTAGCCGCGCCTCGACCGTCACGCGCTTGCCGATCCTCTGGACCGTGACCGGGATGTACTCGGCCTGCCCGAAGTTGCCGCCGCAAACGCGCGTCCACCACGCGCGCTGTCCGACATAGAGATCGCCGCGTTCAATCATTTCGGCTCCTTGCCGCCGCCGCGCAGCGCGCGCCGCCCGCGCACCGCGGCCGCGTCGGCGAGCTGCACCACGGCGGTCTGCACCGGCGTGTAGGTGCGGCGCAGCTCGCGGCTCTCCTCCATCGAGTTCGCCATCTTGGCGTTGAGCGCGCCCTTCGGGGCGTCGCCGGCGAGCACCTCGAGCGCGCGCGATCGGCGGAAGTCGTTGCCGATGGTGCGCTTGTCGCCGGGAAACTCGGCGTCGCGCACATCGCGGAAATCCTTGCCGAGCTTGTTGACCGTGTAGGGTTGTCCGGCCCACCGGCGGCCGCCCTTCGGGCCGGCCTCGGCGCCGCGCGTGTAGAAGATCGGCGCCGAGCCGAGCAGGTTCTCGGGCAGCGTCGCGCGGTAGTCGGCGAGCAGGCGCTGGGTGCGCTTGCCCACGGTGCCGATCGCGCCTTCGCCGGTCTTGGTGCGGTCCTTGATGACCGGCGGCGTCGCGAGCTGCGCGACCGTGAGGGCGACGAGATCGACCGGCGCGAACGCCGTGTCCCAGGCGACACCGAGCGCCGCGGCGAGGCCGTAGTAGCGCATGCGGATCGCGCGCTTGACCAGGCGCACAGCCTCGCCCTCGTACCACACGAGATTGCGCGGCATCGGCGTCTGCCGGCGCACGCCGAGCGAGGGATCGGCGTCGGTCACGCAGTAGTGCCGGCCGTCGTCGCGCTTGATCTTCGACGCCGCGACCCATAGCGCCCGCCAGATCTTCATCGCGCGATGCGCCTCGCGCACGCCGACAGTTTCGAGCAGGCCGGCAACGGCCCGCTCGGCGCTCCCGAAATACCAGAGGTCGAGCTGCTCGAACGACACGGTGGCGGGATCGAGATCGCCGAACACCGGCGCGATGAGGTCCCAGCCGCGCCACCAGTCCTGGCGGGTGCGCGGCTGTTTCGCCTGCAGCCATGAGCCGGTGGCGCGGAAGCGCGTGAAGGCCTCGCCGAGCGAATTGGCGGGCCATACGCGGCGCTCGCGTTCAGGCGGGTGAGCGGTGAACTCGGCGAGGTCGACGCTCCGGCCGGCCCTGTAGGCGGCCCTGGCAGCCTTCCAGCGCCTGTTCCAGGTGGCGGCGCCGGCCCAGGCGTCGGGGCCGTCGGGCCCCAGCGCGACCAGCTTGAAGCCGAGCTTCGACATCAGCGTCGGCTCGGACGCGCCGGTCCTGCGGTTCGGCCGCGCCAGGCACGGCGACCAATAGCCGAGCGTCTCGCGGCTGCCCGGCCACGCCTTGCGCGTCACGTAGTAGGGGATCTTCACCTTACCCACTTCGCGTCCGGCGAGGGAGACTCGCCACCCTGGCTGCCACGTCGACGCGCGAAGCGTCGAGGGCAGAGGGGGCGGCGTCAACGCGCTCGCCGAACAGGTGTGGATAACGCGCGCGCCGCCAGGCGTCGATCGCGTCGAGATCGTAGTTGCCGGTGGTGGGGTCGGCGCCCGGGAATCCGCGCCCGGTGAGCAGCGGCAGCGCGGCCGCGAACGCCTCGAGCGTCATGCCGAGCGCGCGCGCCGCGGTGGTGGGTGGCACATCGCCGGCGAACGGAATGTGGAAGCGTTGCGTCACCGCGTCCACCCGATGAGTTCGCCGAGATTGGTCGGCAGGCCGTCCTCGAGGCCGAGCTGGTTGTCGACCGCGAGGTTGAAGAACTCGCGCGCGCCTTCCTCGTCGCCGCATTCGCGCGCCGCGGCGAAGACGACGGCGGTCGCGACGGCGAGCGCGTTGAGCGCCTCCTGCGCGGTCGCGCGCGAGGTCGGCCGACGCAGGTAGTGCTCGCGCACGCTGACGAGGAGCTCGCGGGCGAGCTGCTCGACAGGGGCCTGCTCGAGCGGGCGGGGGTCGCTCATCGTTGCCCCATCTTCGCGGTCGTTCGCGTGACGAGTCGCTCCCTGATGAAATCCGACGCCTCACGCGAGAACAGCAGCTCGTACTCGCGATCGGGCGTCTCTGCGAGGAGACGCAGCGCGCCGGTCTCGGCGTCGATGTAGGAGGTGCAGCCGCCGATCATGGCCTTGAACTCGCGCCGCCGCAGCGCACGCGCATTGCGCTTCATGCGCGACGTGACCACCAGATCGTAGCCCGTCCTGAAGCTCATCGCGGCTTCCCCCAGGCGTGGCGCGCCGGCGGATGCAGCTCGAGCTCGCGGCGGCCCTTGGCGGTGATGCGGGCAAACCGCTCGCGGCCCGGGCTGCCGCCGACCAGGCTGCAGAGCCTGCGGGCGGCGAGCGCGCGGACAGTCTGCGCCTGCCAGTACTTGCCGATCAGATGATCGCTCGCCCAGCCGGCGCGGCCGCGGGTGAGCGGCGCCCTGGCCATGGCGCGCAGCGCCTGCGCCTGCCAGGCCGAGATCGGCCGCTCGAACGCGGCCGCGCGCGCGTCGATCGCGGCGCGCTGGGCCGGCGTGCGCTTGCGCAGTATCGATCCCGTCACGGCGCCTCTCCCTCTACGCGGTCGCACAGCAGGCGCAGCTCGTCGCGGGCGCGCATGGCGGCGGCCGCGTAGGCCTGCGTGATCTCGTTGATGGTGACGATCGTGAGCGCGGCCGCCTGTGCGCCGTCGACGCCGGCGAGGATCGCCTCGGTCATGGCGGCGACGAGCTCGCCGACCAGCTTCTCGTTCGCCGCCTTGATCGGCGCCGCCGCGTTAGCGAGCCGCGCGCGCATGCGCTTCTCGGCGGCCGACTCGCGGCGCAGGGGGACGATGGTGCTCATGCGGCGCCTCGCTGCGGCGCGACGCCTGTGGTGGCGGCGTGGAGCTCGCGCAGCTCGTCGCCCTCGATCATCTCGACCGCCTCGGCGAAGCCTGCCGGATCCCAGCCGACCGTCGCCATCAGGGGCATGTGCCAGCGCAGGCGGTGCGCGCAGGCGCTGCACACGCCGGTGTCGGCCTCGATGTCGAGCAGCACCCAGGCGCAGCCGCCCGGGCAGGCGCGCCGGTCGGTGCAGCCGCAGCCGCGGCACGCGCGTTCGCCGGCGGTGCCGGTCATGGTAGTGATGAGCTGCGTCACGATGCGTCTCCCGTCAGCCGTTCCGCCAGGCGGCGCGCCAGCGCGCGCGGATCGACGCGCAGCTCCTGGACGAGGCGGCGCGCCGCGGCGCCGGCGGCGCCGAGCTCGCCCTCCTCGAGCGCGTTGACCAGCTTGGCGTAGGCCTCGCGGCCCTGCTCGAGCGCGCGGCCGATCGCGTCGAGCTCGAGCCGCGCGGCGGCCGCGAGCTCGATCGGCCGCGGCAAGGGCGGCGGGATCGGCGCGTCGTTGCGATCCCCGGGCGGCAGCTGGCGGTCAGCCATCATCGCCTTGCCCCGTGGTAGCGGCGCGCCTCGGCGCGGCCGAGGAAGAAGCTGAACATGTCGATGCCGGCCGGGCAGCCGGGCCCGGCGCCGGCGAGCTCGGCCTGGTAGCCGGCGCTGCGGCTCTTCTGATCGACCGCAGCGCCGGCGATGAACGCCTCCGCAACACTCGACGGAACAAGGGGACGCGACGCGACACGCGACGATTCCTGATGCTGGGCCGTCATGCGCGGCCTCCTTGCTGCGCCGCGATCAGCGCGTCGATCGCGTCGGCCCAGCGCTCGCGCGCGGCCGCGACCTCGCGGCGCCGGTCCGCATACGCGGGGCTGATGTCGGTCGGCGGCTGGCGGCCATCGATCCACGATCGATTGAAGTCCGCCTCCTCGCGCAGGTGGGCGACCGCCTCGCTCGCGGATGCGAGCGCGGCCGGTGATGGCTGGGCCGTCATGGGCGAGCTCCTGCGGAAAAGTTGTCTGATCGCGCCCATCAGGCGTGCCCCGGCTTGCGCATCTGCTCGGCGGACACGCCGGTGAACTCGTGCGGCTTGAGGTTGTCGGAGCCCGCGACGATCTCGACGCAGGTCTTGCCGACCAGCGAGGAGATCATCATCGCGAACTGGACGCGTTCGGCGAGGGGCTGGCGGTGGGTCGCCTGGATCGCCATCGCGGCCGTGACGCCGCCGATCGCATTGGCGATGTCGACCGCGAGCCGGCCGGCGCCGGCGCCGGCGTCAAGCTCGGCCGCCCACAGCCGGGCGTAAGTCTCGTTGAGCGCCAGCGCGACCCGCGCGCGCCGGCCGCGATCGCCCGGCGCCGCCAGCCGGTCGGCGAGCTTCGCGCGCATTTCCGCGATCGCGCGCTCGGCGACGTCGCCATGCGGCGTGAGCGAGCGCTCGTCGAGGGTGACCTTGGTGGGCTCGATCGGCATGGTCAGAACTCGTCCGCGGCCAGGATGCACGCCGCGACGGCGCGCAGGTGGTCGCCGCTCACGCGGTCCATGCGCCGCCACGTGCGCCCGCGTTTCACCCGGCGGTCCTTGAACGGGACCTGTGCTTCCTCGAGCCCGGACAGGTAGTCCGCGAGCCACGCGAAATCGCAGGCCGTCGCGATCGCGTGCAGCAGCAGGCGCTCGCCGGACGAGCACACGCCGTCGCATTGCGAGACCAGCCCGACGAAGCGGCCCTGGTCGCAATCGTTGAAGTCGACGATCAGCGTGCGCAGCATGCGCCAGCTCATCGCCTGGTCGAGGTAGTCCTCGAGGCCGAGCTTGCGGAACATCGCGCGTGCGGCGAGATTCGCCTGGAAGCCGCGGAAATTGAGCGCGGCGAGATCGTTGCGGACGAGAACGTCGGTCGTCACGGCTGTGCCTCCTCGGTTGGCCCGACGCGCAGCCGCTCGAGCATGCGGGCGTGCTTCTGCGCGCTGGTGAGCCGCGGCTGCACGCCGTGGCGCATCGTCTTGGTGACAGTGGAGAAGCGCCCGGCGCGCATCGGGTGCGGGCCGAGGCCGGGGCCCTTGCGGCCGGCCGCGCGGGCGGCCTGGCGCTTGGCCTTGGCGACCATCGGCGTCACGCGCTTGTTGTTGTCGCGCTCGTTGCAGGCCTTGTGCGCGATGCCGATGCGGCTATGGCGCCAGCGGTAGCGCTCGCCCGGCGCCTGCAGCGCCTTCGGCGCGCCGACGTGGCTCTCGTGCCAGGGCTGCTCGAACGACACCGGCTGGTCGCAAAGATTGCAGATCGGCAGGACGCCGCGGTCGGCCGCGTGCGCCGCCCACACCTCGCCCGCCCACAGCGCATCGCGCCGGCGCGTGCCGAATCGGTAGCGCGCGCTCACGCCGGGATCTCGGCCGACTCGGCGGTGGCCGCCGGCAGCGCGTCGTCGCACGGCTCGAGCGCGACGGCGCAGACCCGGCACTCGAACGACAGCGCCGGCGAGGCGCCGACGATCTCGACCACGTATTCGCAGATCGGACAGTAGAACAGCATGGCCATCCCCATCCGCCCATTGAGTCGGGCGATGAGGCATCATTTCGGAAAATCAGAAATCGGTCAAGCGGGTTTTTCGGAAAAACGGAAACTCAGCGGAGCAGCTGGCGGATGTAGACGATGAGGCCGCACGCGGCCCCGCCGACCGCGGCGCAGAAAAGGACGAGCGCCCAATAGCCTAGCCGAAAGTACGCGCAGCCGTAGTGGCCGGAAGTGCAATACCAAGCGAACGTTTCGTCGTAGTCGAAGGGCCGCAAGCGCATGAGGGCGGCGACGGCACCGAGCGCGGCGCCGAAGCTGATCGCGAGCATGAAGGCAAGCCGATGTTCCGCCTTCCATTCCAATGGATTCATCGTCGCCTCTTCGGCCGCGGGCGTTTGCGCTCCGGTGTCTCGCCGCGCACGATCTTACGCGCCTGCGGCCGCGGAATGATCGCGGTCACCAGCGCGGCCCAGTCGACGGCGACGTCGCGCAGCGTCGGCGCCGTCGCGCTTTCCAGGTCGTAGAGGCCGGTGCCGCGGCCGCGGTGCATGTACTTGACCAGGGTGCGTCCGTCCTTGAGGCCGACCACGCACAGCTCGCCGAGCATCTCGTCGCTCGGCGGCTCGCGCAGATTGTCGAAATAGAGCAGCCATCCCTCCTGCGCGATCCCGCGCATGCTCGAGCCCACGACTTTGACCGCAACGGTATCCTTGCTGCCTCCCGGTGGCATCGGTGCCTCGCCCTCGTTGTTGTTTTCAAAGCGAATCGCCCCATCGGCGTCTTGGCCCGCCGATCCGACAATCCTAGCGAGCCCCATGGGGGAGGGTGCAACCACGTCCAGATATTGGGCAATTTTCGGTATCTCGTCGGCCCGCAGCGCACGGCGTCCGCTTAGCAAATCGGTCACCATCGAGGGCTGCCGCCCAAGCGCCCGCGCCAGTCCGATGCGGTTTTTCCCCGGCCGGGCGAGGCCGTCCAAAATCCATTGGTGCTTCGACATGTGGCGGACTCTTTCTGGCAATCAGAAAGGCCGCAATTCCGATTATCCGAAGAATCGCTTGACAGGCATTTCGGAATAACAGAAATTGCCGACCGCCATGGATCCAGCGAGCAGCATCATCGAACGCCTCGGCGGCGAGGCCGTCGTGTCCAAGATCACGAAGACGGCCTACACGGCGCCGTATCGTTGGCAGCACTCGCGCGAGAAGGGCGGCACCGGTGGCGTCATTCCCCAACGCCACCACCGGACGCTGCTCGACTATGCGCGTGCGCGTGGCATTCCCCTTCGGGCGGAGGAGTTTCTTGCCCCCCCCGCCAAGCCAGCCCGCCGGAGCGCCGCATGAAGCATCGGATGCGCTCACCAGCCGGCCAGTCTCCTCACGATCGCGGTCACCAGCACGGCCGCCGCGATGATCGCCATCGCAATCAGCGTGTTGCGCCCGCGCGCTTCGCGTCGGCGCATCGCTTTCTCTGTGTTGCGTCAGCCCTCCTGACCTAGCGGGAACATCGTGCGGTAGGCGAGGGCGGGAGTCGAATCGCAGTCGCGTCCGCGGGCTGTGGATATGTGGACAAGTTGCGTGTCGTGCGTGCGTCCCGTCACCCTGGGAGGGCGCCATGGCGCATTTTCACTCAGTCGATCGCGACGACGCCGACGTGGAGGCGCGCCGCCCCGGCCTGCCGACCATCATCGGGCTGGCGCTGGTCGCGACCACGCTCGCGGTCGCGATGGTCGCGACGCTCGGCGCCGTGCTGTTCGGGGGCTGAGCCGTGGCGATAGCCTCACATGTAGCGGAAAACGCTACATTCGCTCCAGGTCGGGAGGCGAGCCCCGAGCCGGCCCGCACGGTGGTGCGGCGCCTCGGCGGGGCCACGGTGGTCGCGGCCGCGATCGGCCTGCATCGCACCCGCGTGTCGTCCTGGCAGCGGCCGCGCGATCGCGGCGGCTGCGATGGGCAGATCCCGCAGTGGCACCATCCGGCGCTGCTGGCGCTCGCGGCGCGGCGCCAGGTGCAGCTCGCGCCGCGCGAGCTCGTGCAGGTGCGCCGGCCGCAGGCCGCCGTCGGGAGGCGTGCATGACCAGCCGCGCCTCGCGCGACCAGCTTAAGGCCTTCGTCGAGCGCATCGAGCGGGTGGAGGAAGAGCGCAAGGCGCTGTCCGACGATCTGCGCGACATCTACGCCGAGGCCAAGGGGAACGGCTACGACACCCGCGCCATGCGCGTGATCGTGCGCAAACGCAAGCTCGACCAGGACGAGCGGCTCAACCAGGAGCAACTCGTCGAGACCTACATGATCGCGCTCGGCATGGGCTGGGGCAAGTCGGACGAGAACATCGACGAGGCGCTCGATCGCCGCCGCACCGAGGCCGGCAAGGCCAAGGCAGCGCGTACGCCGCGGCACGATCCGCCGCGCGGAGGCACGCATTGAGCCGGCGCGCGCAGATGCCGCCGACGGGCTGCAGCATCGTGCTGCCGCGCCGCGTGATGGCGCATCTCCTCGTGTTCTGCGCCAGGCACGGCGAGCAGCCGGCCGACGTCGTCGCCGACGCGGTCGCGCTGCACCTCGACGCGCTCGAGCTCGATCTTTCACGAATTGCGGCACCCGCCGCGATCGGCGCCACGCCAGAACGGCCGGCGCCGCCTGCAGGCCAGCACGGAGACGCTGGGGATCATCGGACGTCAGCGCGGCCTGCGTCTCAGGCTGGCCGGCCGCAGGCCGCGCTGCCCGACCCTTTTGCCGTCGCGCCCGCCGACGCGACGGCGCCCGATCGGATGGCGGCGCCAACGGACGGCGCCAACGGGCCGGCGCCGGCCGCGCGTCGGGAGCCCCCGCCGCCGCCATCCGACCCGCTCGCGCCCGCGGCGGCATCATGACGCTGCTCTACGCGCGGCCGCCGTTCGGCGCGCTCAAGGCCGGGGCGTACGACCTGCTCATGGTGGACCCGCCCTGGCCGACGCAGATGCGATCGCCGAAGGGCGAGCGCAAGAGCTCGGGACACCACTACGGCCTGATGTCATTCGAGGCGATCGCCGCGCTTCCGGTGGGCGATCTCGCGGCGCGCGATGCCGTGCTGTTTCTCTGGTGCACCTGGCCGATGATCCTGTTCGGCGGCGACCCGGCGCGCAAATACGCCGACCACGACGCGTCGCGATCGCGGGTCGGCGAATGCATCCGGTCATGGGGTTTCCGCTACGCCACCGGCGGGGCCTGGCACAAGAAGACCAAGAACGGCAAAAGCCGGTTCGGCACCGGCTACCGCGCACGCTCGTCGTGCGAGCCGTTCCTCCTCTGCATCCGCGGCAATCCGCTCAATTCGCGCGGCGAGCGCAACCTGATCGAGGGCCTCGCGCGCGAGCACAGCCGCAAGCCCGAGGAGGCTTACGCCTGGTGCGAGCGCTACATGCCCGGCGCGCGCCGCATCAAGGTGTTCTCGCGCACGCCGCGCCGCGGCTGGACGACCTGGGGGCATGAGCGCGGCAAGTTCGAGCCGGTTGTCAGTGCGGACGCCGACGAGGGCGCAGGCGAGCAGGTGGCCGCATGAAGGCCCTCGGCGCCGTGCTAGACGATGCGGCCGCGCGCGCGGAGGCCAAGCGCAAGCGGCATCGGGTGTGGCATTGGTGCCGGCACAAGAACGGGTTCTGCGACCAGCCGCTGTGGCGCGTCGTCGCCGAGCGGCTCAACCTGCCGGTCTACCAAGTGGTCGCCTTCGCGAGCCGCCTCGAGGAGCACGCGAACGCGGCGACGTCGCGCGGCTACGTCGGCGATGTCAGCCCCGCCGTGTTCGGCGCAGCTCTCGGCATGTCGACCGAGGACGCCGCGCGCATCTTCGCCGAGCTCGCCGTGCACGAGATCGGCTGGATCGACCAGGAGTTCGTCGCGACCTTCTACGAGCGCAACAAGGACGACGAGACCGAGGACGCGACCGCGGCGTTGCGCGCGCGGCGGTCGTACGCGCGGCGCGGGCTGCGCGGCGCGCTCAAGCGCCTGGTCGCCGACGAGCTGATCGGGGAGGCGGACGCCGACGCGGTCATCGCCGATCTCGCCCATATGGGCGACGACGAGCTGTTCGAGCTCGACCGCCGCCGCAAGAACGGCCAGCTCGCCGGCTTCCTGTTGTCCACACCTCACGCAACCTCACGCCGTGAGGACGAATCCTCACGCGTGAGAAACGTGAGACCTCACACCAGAGCAGACGCACCAGAGTCAAAACACACTCTAGCCGACTCTGTGGATAACTCCGGCGACACGGTCCGGGGCGAGGCTGCGGGCTCGGCGAGGGCCGATGCCGCGCCGGCTGTGGACAGCGCACCGGCGACGGCCGAGGAATGGCTGCGCACCGAGGGGCAGCGCATCGTCACCGAGCGCATGCGGCTCTATCCGGGCGTCACGGCGACCAAGATCCAGCGCTGGCAGCGCGAGGTCGGCGGCGACGCCGAGGCTGTGGCGCAGATGATCGATGCGGCCCGCCAGATCAGCGGCGACGCTTTTGAGCTCGCGGTGCAGCGGCAGATCGACCAGCGCAAGCTCGACGCCCTGGGGCCGCGGCTGCCGCTGATGCGCCAGCTCGACAGCAAGCGAGGAGGCGGCGCCGCATGAGCGCGATCCTGATCATCCTGCCGGTGGTGCGCATCGAGCGCTACAAGCCGGACGGCACATGGGCGCCGGTAGAGCCGCCGCGCAGGCCGCCGCGGCGCCAGGCGCTGCGCGCCGCGGCCAGCCGGCGCAACATCGTGTTGTTTCGGCCGCGGCCCAAGGGAGGCGCAGCATGATCGAACCCACCAGGCGCGACCTCGGGCGCGAGGTCGCGTTCCGCCGCGGCGACGGCTCGACGGCGACGGGCCGGCTCGCCGACTTCAACGCCGAGTACCTGTTCGTCAACACCGCCGGGCTGCGCATCCCGGTGCGGCGCAGCGCCTGCGAGTGGCCGGCGACGCGGCGCGAGGATGCACGCTCGATCGCGGCGCGCTCGGCGTTCGAGTCGGCGGGGCTTGCGGTCGAGGTGATCGACGAGCACGAATGGCGGATCGCGGGCTACCGCTATTGGCCCTCCCAGGGGCTGTGGCAGCGGCCGGACGACAGCCAGGGCGGCGGCGGCGCGGCGGCGCTGCTGGCCGACTGGCGCAAGAGCCAGCCGCGGCGGCCGCAGGATCCGCCCGGTTCCTCAGACGCCGCTTGAGGGTTCGGCCGCAACAGGCGGATACCTATGGCCTTTTCCACCCGTGATAGTGTAGAGTCGCCGGTGCACGGGGAATGCGGCCATGGCGCTCGCTTTGAGCACGCCATTTTGCGACGTCGCGCGAGCGCTGCGCGACCAGGAGCGCGTCCAGCGCCTGCGATTCGCCGCGCTCGAGGCGACGGCGGCGCAGATGGCCGCGCGCGGCGAGCTCAAGTTCGACCCCGAGCGCGGGCTGGCCGGCGTGCGCCGCGACCTCGTCCGCATGCGGGCCGCCGCCGACATCATGGCGGTGCTCGCCCGCCACGAGCCGGCGGTACGGGCGCTCGACCCCGAGCTGGCGCTGCCCGCCCCGACCATGTGGGGCGTGGAACCCGCGGAGGCCCAGGGCCTTGCGCCGTTAATCTCGCGTAAAGGCTGAGGGCGTTCTCTCCCGCTCAGTGACGCGTACGGGCGCGGCGGCCGATCTTCGGCGGCCGCCGCGGCCGATGGGGGCGCGCAATGTACCGCCTCACCTTCATGCTGCCAGCCTCGCTGGTGCTCGTGGCGCCGCCCGGGCGCCATCAACCGTGCATCCATGGCTGCGTGCTCCACGTGCGCCGCGCCGGCCTGGTCGAGATCGAGGGGCCCTCGCGCGACGCGCTGTTCGAGCAGGCGCGGCGATTCCTGCGCATCATCGCACGCGGCCGGCCGCCGATGCAGATTGCAGCGCACGTGGCGAGTCCGCCGGCGCTGGTCCAGGCGGCGCGCGATGCGTGGTGGATCACGATCAATTCCGACGTCACGTTCTCGCCCGGCGGCATCGACCCGGTTATCGCGCCGGCGCCCGCGGACGCGACCAACATCCTGCTGGCGGGGTAGGGCGTGTTCGAGGGGAACATGGTGGGACGTGGCAGCGACGTGCGGCCGGCGGATGCGGATGTGTTCGAGGAGGCGCGGCGCCGGTCCCGCGAGGTCGCGCGCCGGCGGCGCATGTTCGAGGCCCAGCTCATGGCCGAGATCGCCGAGGGCGAGCCGCTCGGCGAGCCGCGCTGGTACGCGCTCACGATCCAGCCGGCGCACGAGGGCATCGCGTTCGCGCATCTCGCGGCCCGCCGCTTCGGCGTTTATCTGCCGACGATCAACGAGATGGTGCGCGAGCGCGGCGCATTCCGGCTGCGCCACCGGCTGATCCTGCCGGGCTACGTGTTCATCGCCTCGCTCGGGCTCAGCGGCCGCTGGCGGCGCCCGCTGCATTGCCCGGGCGTCACCGGCTACGTCTACCGCAGCGGTGCCGATCGCACGCGCGACGAGCCCGCGCCGATTCCACAGCGCTTCATCGACGAGGTGCGCGCCGAGGAGGCGTGGCAGAATGCGCAGCTCGACGCGATTCACGGCCGCGCGTTCGACCCGCCGCCCGCGAAGGCGCGCAGCCGCAGCGGCAACCGCCGCGCGCGCGAGCGGCAAAAGAAGCGCGACAAGGATCGGCGGCGGCGCGAAAGGGCGCGTTTACCGTGATCGGAGGTCGCCGATTGCATCGTTGTGATTCTGACGTAGGCTGCGCGCCGATGGGCCCAACGTGAGTGCCGCGCGAGCGGATGTCTCCGTGGTGGCCGGCACAACCCCGCGTCCGCGCGGCGGTGCCGCCGCATTTCCCAAAATCGAGGCGAGCCATGTGACCGACCGCGACATCGTGGGCCGGCTGCGATCGCTTGCCGATCGCGCGCGGCGCCTGCCGGCGCCGTGCCATCGTCGTCCCAACGCCTTCCTTGAGGCGAAGGACGAGCTGGCGCACGAGATCGACGAGCTGGTCGCCGAGATCGAGATCCGATTGCGCCTGCGCCAGGCGCCCGCCCGCTGATGAGTTGCGCGGAAGCGATCACGCTCGCGGAAGCGATCGACCTCCTCGCCGCGTTCGCCGGCGTGATGATCGCGATCGCCGCGGCCGTCTGAGCCTGCCGAATTCTCCCGAGAAATCGGCAGGCGCGCAGCGCCGCATCATGCATCACCAACAAGTTCCGCGGCCAGGGACGCCTGGCTTCGACGGCGCCGCCGGCGAGCACCGCTGGCGCGTGCGTGACGCGGACGTAGCAACACAACGGAGACCACCATGTCGTTTCACTTCTCGTTCGTTGCGCGCTCCGTCGAGGATGCGCGAGCCAAGCTCGAGGCGCAGCATGCGCCAGCGGCCGTCAAGGCGGTGATCGAGAGCGCGCTGGATACGATGCCGGTGCCCCAGCCGACCACTGGCTCCCAGGTGAACCGAGCGACCGTCGAGGGCAGGGACCAGGCGTCGAGCCCGTCGTCGAGCTCGCGCTGGTCGATCGGCTTCTTCGGCGTGTCCGTCGAGGCCTCCGGCCACGTTGGCGGCGGTTACGCCCAGATCAGCAAGCTCGAGGTCCGGCCGCTCGTCTCATAGTGGACGAATTTGCAGCCGCGCGCTGCAATTTCGTCCACTTGCTCGCTAACCCATTGAGTGCCCAAAAGGGTTAGGTGGACGAATTTGCGCGCCTCGCGCCGTGTCACGCGTCTGCAGGCGCGCCAGGCCGCCAAAGCCGAGACCAAGGCCGCGATCGCGCAGCGCGCGGCGGGCTACATCCGCGTGTCGACCGAGGAGCAGGCCGAGAAGGGCCACGGCCTCGAGGCGCAGGAGCGGGCGATTCGCGCCTTCGCGACCTCGCAGGGCTACGAGCTCGTGCGCGTGGTGTCGGATCCCGCCGTGTCGGGCGCGACCAGGCCGGCCGAGCGCAAGGGTTTTGGCGAGCTGCTCGACCTCGCCTCCGGAGGCCAGATCTCCATCCTGCTGGTGTGGAAGTTCGACCGGCTCGCCCGCCAGATCGTGTACTCGGTGGTCACCGCCAACGAGCTCGCCGAGCGCGGCGTGGCGGTGCGCTCCGTCACCGAGCCGATCGACACCGCGACCCCGATGGGCCGCACCATCTTCGCGGTCCTGGCCGGCATGGCCGAGCAGGAGCGCGCCGCGATCACCGAGCGCACCTGGCATGGCCGCCGCGAGAAGGCGACCAAGGGCGGCTACGCCGGCGGCGCCGCGCCGATCGGCTACCAGCGCGATCGCGAGGGTGGGCTGGTCGTCGACGAGGCGCAGCTGCTCGTCGTGCTGTGGATCTTCGCGCTCCTCGAGGAGCGGCTTTCATACGCCGAGATCGCGCGCCGTCTCAACGACGCGGGGTTCTCGACCCGGCGCGGCAAGAGCTGGCGCCACGGCGCTGTCGCCTACATCGCCGACAATCCGAAATACCGCGGCGCCGTCGAGTACCTGTTCCGCTCGTTCGGCGACACCCACGTGCTGCGCGATGGCGCGCACGCCGCGATCGTTGGTCCGTGCGCCGAGAGCCTTGATGGCCGGTAAGCAATAGTGGACCGCGGCGGGGCACGGATGTACTGCCCCGCCGACCTATTCCCGAGGTGCGAATGCTGTCGGAGAAGCACCGCGACGTGGCGCTGGCCTACATCGCGGATCCCGAGAAGGTCGGGTGGCGCGCGTACACCTCGGTCTACCCCAAGTCCTCGCGCCACGCCGCCGAGACGGGGTTCTCGCGGCTGCTGAAGATTGCGGAGTTCGCGGCCTGCGTCGCCGATCTGGCGCAGCAGGCGGTGGGCGCCAAGGTGATGTCGGCGCAGGAAGTGCTCGAGGAGCTCTCGACCATCGGTCGCGCCAACATGCGCCATTACGGGCGCCTCGGCATGTCGGGCGACGTCACGGCCGACATGGAGAGCATGCCGGCGGAGCTCACCGCCGCGATCTCCGAGATCACGGTCGACACCTACGGCGAGCCCGGCGACGTCGTCGAGACGCTCGAGGACCAGGCGCACGGCGGCAAGCTCAAGCGGACCTCGAAGCGCGAGGTCAAGCGCGTCAAGCTCAAGCTGCACAGCAAGACGACGGCGCTCGACCTGCTCGGGCGGCACCACAAGCTCTACGTCGAGCGCGTCGAGCACGATTTCAGCGGCGTTGCGGCCCGGCTGGCGGCCGCGATCGCACGCACGGGCGGCGAAGATGTCCGGAGGGAAGATGGCGAAGTCCGACCGGATCGTGATCCGCCTCGAGCCCGACGCGCGCGCAAAGCTCAAGGCGCGCGCAAGCGCGCTCGGCCTCGACGAGGCGGCGTTCGCGCGCATGCTGATCTACCGCGAGATCAACGAGCTGGCGCCCGCGGCGATCGCCGCGGCGCCGACGAGGGAGCCGCGAGCGGTGGGGGCGGTGGGCGAGTCGCGGCGCCCGCACGCCGCCCCTCCGCCGGCGGCGGCCGAGCCCGAGCTCGAGCTCGCGGACGAGGCGCGCGCCGACGAGATGGAGATCCCGGCGGACGCTGACGACGGCGCCGAGTATTCCCATGAGGAATACGCGGCCGCGGCCGCGGCGCCTGCCGGCGCCAGCCTCGAGGAGCTGCTGCAGGCCGGCCCGAGCATGCTCGACCAGATGCTGCTGGCGCGCACGCAGCCGCGGCAGGACACGCAGAACCAGCCGCCGCCGTTGATGTCGACGCAACGCGCGCGCCAGGGCTACCAGGCGCCGCTGTCGCGCCGGCAGGGCACGATGCCGAGCTACGGGCCCGGGTCGCGCACGCGGCCGGTCGGCGTCAACGACATGGCGATCGGCGGCAACACCATGGGCGACGGCCGCGGCAACGTGCTGCGCGACAACATGCGCCACTTCGGCATCGTCGGCTCGCGCTCGCGATGACGGCGCAGGCGGCGCGCTGGTCGCGCGAGGACGATCTCGAGCTGCTGGCGCTGCTCGCGCAGCCGCTGGCGCAACGTTACGGCAAGCTGCGCGCCTTCGCGCGATCGCACGGGCGGACACACTACGCGGTGCGGGCGCGCTGCAGCACGCTGCGCGCGGCGCCGGAGAAGATGCAGCCGCGGCGCAATTTCTCGCTGCCCGGCGTGATCATCGACGATTGTCCGCTGTCCTATGCGGTGCGCGCCCGCCTCCTGCTCGAGGCGGGCAAGTAGATGCCGCGCGGCGCGGCCGCGCCGGCGACGCGGGCGGGGGTCGAGGACGAGCTGACACGGCGAGCCGCGCGGTTCCGCGGTGACCCGCTGGGCTACGTCCGGTTTGCCTACCCCTGGCGCGAGGCCGGCGGCCCGCTGGCGAAGTTCGAGGGGCCGGACACCTGGCAGACGGATGTGCTCACGTACATCCGCGACGAGCTCTCGCCGCAGAAACCCATCCGCATCGCGATCGCGGGCGGTGTCGGGCCCGGCAAGACGACGCTCGCGGCGTGGATCGCCGACTGGGCGATGACCACGTTCCCGGACTGCCGCGGCCGCGTCACGGCGAACACCGGCCGGCAGCTGTCCACCACCACCTGGCCCGAGCTCGCCAAGTGGCACGGCATGTCGATCTTCCGCCACTGGTTCGACCTGCAGGCGCGCAGCTTGGTGTCTGTCGATCCGGAGCACCGGCAGAACTGGACGTTCGATCCCTTCACCTGGGAAGAGAGCAATCCCGAGACGATCCGCGGCTTCCACAACGCCGGCAAGCGCATCGTCACCATCAACGACGAGACCTCGGCGACGCCCGACGTGGTGCTCTCGGCCGAGGAGGGCTTTCTGTCCGACGAGGACACCGAGCGCATATGGCTGCTGCTCGGGAACCCGACGCGCGCGACCGGCTATTTCCGCGAGTGCTTCCCGGGCGGCAAGCGGCACGCGCACTGGAAGACCTTCAACATCGACACGCGCAATGCGCGGATGTCGAACAAGAGGCAGATCAAGGAGTGGATCGATTTCTACGGGATCGAGCACGACTTCGTCCGCGTCAACGTCCTCTCCCAATTTCCGCGCGCGAGCGCGACGCAGTTCATCGCCTCCGACGTCGTCGAGCGCGCCGCCGGCGCCGACCGCGATCCGCCGGTCACGATCTACGACCCGCTGGTGATCGGCGTCGACATCGCGGCCTACGGCGACGACCAGACCGTCATCCGCTTCCGCCGCGGCCGCGACGCCCGCACGATCCCGCCGCAGAAGTATCGCGGGCTCGACATGATGCAGATCGCGGCGCGCGTCGCCGAGGCGAACGAGCGCCACCGGCCGGACGCGATCTTCATCGACCAGGGCAACATGGGGCTCGGCGTCGTCGATCGCTGCCGCCAGCTGCAGCTCCCAGCCTTCGGCATCGACTTCGGCTCCGAGCCGGTCGGCGGCGACCCGGCCGCCGCCTACTACAACCGCCGCGCCGAGATGTGGGGCAAGCTGCGCGAGTGGCTCGAGCACGGGATGATCGACGACGACCCAGAGCTCAAGTCCAACCTCACGGCGGTCGAGTACGGCTTCAAGCTGCGCGCCGGCCGCGACGCCATCCTGCTCGAGCGCAAGAAGGACATGAAGGCCCGCGGCCTCGCCTCGCCCGACGACGGCGATGCGCTGGCGCTCACCTTCGCGATGCCGGTCGCGCCGAGCGACCACACCGCGCAGCTCTCGCGCCGCGGCCAGCAGCACCAGGTCGAGTACGATCCATTCGCGGGGATGTGGAACAGATGACCGGCGTCTCGAACTTCGACGCCTACCGCGATGTCGAAGCGCGCAAGCTGATGATCGCCTTCATCATGGGCAAGCACGCGATGGACCAGCGGCGCGCGGTGTCCGAGCTGAGCCGGCTCAACCATGTCGGCCTGGCGCACATCTACCGTGACGCGATGGCGGCCGCCGGCCGCGGCAACCAGGTCGACTACGACCCGCTGGAAATCGGGCGGTCATGACGTTCAACGTCGGCGACTGGGTGCTGCTGTGGGGGCAGGTGGCGCGCATCGTGGCGCTATCGGCCAATCTGGCCGTGCTCGAGGAGCGCGACCCGCCATTGGCCGGCCGCCGCGAGCGCATTCGCGGGCTCAAGTGGCTCGCTGCTCATCAGGGCCGCTGGTGGGAGGGCTCGCCGGTCGATCCGTCGTGGCCCATCGGCGACAGCTCGATCGACGGGCGCTCCTGGTCGCGCCGCGCGCCGGAAACGCTTCCAGCGGTGGCGCCGCGAGCGCCGAGCGCACGCTTGATGACGCCCGTCGTCCTCGCTTGGACTTGGTTGCCACCGACGTGAACGAATTGGCTCCTCTCGGTCGCGCTCCGGTTGGAGCATCGGGCGAACCGGTTGATGCGGCCGATGCCCGGTTCTTTCTGGCGGCCTGGCAGCGATCATTCGGCAGGCCTCGGGCGAGCATGGCGCGCGGCATCGGCGACGTCTACGCGCGCTATGCGAGCGGCCGCGATTGGGACGGCACGGCCCCAGTGTTTCGCGACGGCCTGTTCCGCCAGCCTGGCCAGCTTCCGCCGCCCGAGCCCGTTCGGATCGTGCGCGCGCCGGCGCCGGCGCGCCGCTCGTTGTTCCGGCGGTTGCTCGATTGGGTCAAGCGTCTCCGGAGGCCCTGATGGATCGGTCGACCTTCCTGCGATTTTGCGCCGCCGGCCTCATGCTCAACAGCGCGCTCTATCTGAGTGGCTGTTTCGCAGCGGGCCTTCTGCTCGGCAACCGGTTCGCCTGGACGCTCGCGCTGGCGGCGCTCGGCGCGGCCTATCTGAGCTACCTCGCCCACCTGGTCACCGAGCACCTGCCGCTGCAGCACAATCTGTATGCGGTCACGCTCACCTGGCTCTCGATCGCGCTCGGCGTGCTCGCCGGCGTCGTGCTGCTGGTGGGCTGACCATGGGCTTCCTGTCCGCACCTTCGGCGCCGGCCGCGCCGCCGCCACCGCCGCCGGTGCCGCCGGCGGCCAATCCGCCGACCTATGCGAGCTCGGCCGTGCAGGCCGGCGGCCAGCGCCGCGCGGGCGCGGCCGTCGGCGCCGGCTTCGAGGGCTCGCTGTTCACCGGCCCGCAGGGCGCCGCAGCGGGCCCGGCGGCGACGCCAGGCCTGTCCGGCATCGCGACGGCGGCCGTCAAGGACAAGCTGGGCACCTGATGCCCGTCACCGCGGAAGCCATTGCGCGCTACGAGCGCGCGAGCCCGCTGCTACTGGCGCTCGAGGAGCCCACCGCCGGGCCCGAGCGCAACGACCGGCGCGAGGCGGAGGAATGGGCGCGGCTGCGCCAGCACAACGAGTCGCGTATGAGCGGGGCGCGCTCGACGCGCTTCTCGTGGATCGAGCACTGGGCGTTGATCGCGCTGTACGGCAACCCGCGCCGGTCGCTGTGGCTCTCCCAGGGCGGCGTCGACCAACCGGTGGCGAACTCCTCGTTGCGCGGTCTGCCGGTCAACCAGGCGATCGTCGATCCGACCGCGGTCTATTCCGGCAAGGTGTGCGCGGCCGGCATGAAAGAGGGGCTGATGAGCTCCTCGCGGCCCTGGTTCAAGTTCAAGCCGGGCGTCAACGGCTTCAATCCCGATCGCGACGCGCAGCTGTGGTACGAGGAGCTCGAAGATCGCGTCTACATGGTGATGGCCGAATCCAACTTCTACGACTCGGCCACGCAGATGTTCAAGGACCTGGTGTGGTTCGCCACCGGGCCCATGCTGGTCTACGAGGACGACGAGGACGTCATCCGCTGCCACTGCCCGGTGGTCGGCGAGTATTTCGTGTTCGTCGGCCCGGCCTTCCGCCCCGAGGGCTTCGCGCGGCTCTACGTGCTCACGGTGTCGCAGCTCGTCGAGCAGTTCGGGCTGGAGAACTGCGCGCAGGACGTGCGCGATCTCTGGCAGCAGAAGGGCGCGAGCCTCGATCGCGAGTTCATCGTAGCCCACCTGATCGAGCCGAACTTCGGCATCCAGCAGTTCGGCGAGGCGAGCGACGCCGGCGTGGTGCCGGGCGGCTTTGCCTACCGCGAGACCTATTGGCTGTGGGGGCGGCAGTCGGAATGCCCTCTGTCGCGCCGCGGCTTCCGCGATCTCCCGTTCATCGCGCCGCGCTGGGCGGTCAACGGCAACGATCCCTACGGCTCCGACTCGCCCGGCATGGACACGCTCGGCGACAACATGCAGCTCCAGCAGGAGACGCGGCGCAAGGCCGAGCTGCTCGAGAAGGTGGTGCGGCCGCCGCTCAACGCGCCGATCGGCCTCAAGAACCAGCCGAGCTCGATGCTGCCCGGCCACTTCAACTACGTCGAGGACACCAGCAAGGGCATCATGCCGGTGATCAAGGTCGACCCGCAGGGGCTGCCGGGCATCACGGCGGACCTTATGGCGATCCAGGCGCGCATCAAGACGGGCTTCTTCAACGACCTGTTCCTGATGCTGTCGCAGGCGACCAAGGACATGACCGCCTACGAGGTGGCGCAGCGCCAACAGGAGAAGCTGACGGTGCTCGGGCCGGTGATCGACCGGTTCCAGAACGAGGGCGCCTCGCTCGCGATCAAGCGCATCCTGTCGATCATGGTGCGCAAGAAGCTCATTCCGCCGATGCCGCGCTCGCTCCTCGGCGTGCCGATGAAGATCGAGTACGTCGGCATGCTCTACCTGGCGCAGAAGGCGGTGAAGACCGCCGCGACCGAGCGCTTCGTCGAGATGGTCGAGAAGACGTCGGCAACCCACCCCGAGGTGGTCGACATCGTGAACTGGGACGACATGCTGGTGGAGTATGCCGACGATCTGTCGGTGAGCCACAAGGCGGTCAACGACGAGAAGACGATCGCCAAGATCAGGGCGCAGCGCGCCAAGGCGCAGCAGCAGGCCCAGCAGCAGCAGGCGATGACGCAGACGCTGCCGGCGGTCGCCGACGCGGCGAAGAACTTCGGCGCCGTCGACGTCGGCGGCGGCGTCAACGCGGCGCAGCTCGCGCTGGGCGCGCTCGGCGGCGGCGGTGGCGCCGCCGGCGGCGTTGTGCCGCAAGCGGGGGCAGGGCCGTGAGAATTTGGACGTGCGATCGGGCAGGGCTGCTTCATGACGTTGAGCTCGTCGATCACGGCCTTGTCGGCGATCACTTCGTCAGCGAGCTCCGGTTCGATTGGCGCAGACCCGTGTTGAGCCTGTTCGCGCGCGAGGCGCACGCGGTCCACGGGGTCTGCGGACGAGTGCGGATGGACGAAGCGACGCTCGGACGGTTCGGGCTGGAGGTGGCATGGCATGATGCGAATTCCTCGAGGATTTCTGCCGCGCTCGGTGCCGATCAACGTGGATAGCCGTGCGCTCTGCCGGGCCAAGCGACCGGCAACCCGCGACGGCTTCGAACGCCAGATCGCGCGCCTGGCCGCCGGCGGCGTCGACCGCGTGCGGGCCGCGCAGGAAAAACGGGATCGACGGGCACGCAAGCGCGCGCAGGTCGAGGCCAGCCATGACGCCGCGGCGCCGGCGCTACCTTGAGCGGCGGCGGCCGCGCGACACGCGCGAGCTCGTGATCATCGGGCCCGACGAGATCCCGTGCGACGTCTTCCGGCGCGAGGTCTCGCTGCCGGTGATGTCGATGGTCGACGCGATGCCGCCGGAATGGCGCGCCCTGGTGCACGAGTTCGGCGCGGACGCGCATCAGCTTTACGACGAGTCGGCGCCGGTGTTTTCGCATCAGCGGCGGATGAGCGCGAGCGAGGCGCGCGGCGTGCTCGAGCGCGTCCGATCGGCGGAGGAGGTAGAGTGAGCAACCAGGACGACAAGACGGCGTTGCGCGCCGCATCCGTGGGGCAGGACTTCGGCGCCGACACGGCGGCGTTCGATCCGGCGGCCGCGGCGCCGGCCGAGGAGGTCTCGCAGGACCATCGCGGCACCGTGATGGTCGAGTTCGAGAGCTACGAGCGCATCGTCGAGGGCCTCAAGCGGGCGTCCGACGGCGCGCGCAACATGGCGCGCTGGAGCGATCCGGACCTGTGGAATACGATCGCGGGCTTCTTCGACCAGCTGCGCCGCGCGATCGTGCAGCTCTCCGGCTACAACCGCCTGCAGGACGCCAAGGACAGCGCGCAGGCGTTCGGCGGCGAGGGGCTCTCGCGCAGCGACGCGCAATCGCGCATCCTCACCGGGCTGCGCGACGCCGAGGGCGGCGCCAGCCAGATCGCCCAGGCGCAGCGCATGGATCTGCGCTGGCACTATTACGCGACCCAGTTCCGCAGCCTGCGCGACAAGGCCAACAAGCTCGCCGTCAAGGGCTCGGTGCTCGCCGTCGCGTCGCAGTGGGGCGGCCACACGGACCGCGTGCAGTGACCGACGAGACGGCCGCGCCGGAGCAGGCGGGCGGCGAGAACAAGGTCGCGGAGTGGGACCGCGACGTCGTCAACAACCTGATGGGCACGCCGCAGGGGCGCTTCTGGATGGAGCGCCTGCTGGATTTCTGCGGCGCCGGCCGGCCGACCTATGCCGACGACGGCGATGCGCTCGGCATGGCCAAGCGCGACGGTCGCGCCGACATCGGCCGCTTCCTGCAGGGGCAGCTCGAGGAGTTCTGCCCGGACCTTTTCCTGCGCATGGTGCGCGAGCGGCGCGGCCGCGCCGCGCGGGCCGCGGCCGAGCTGCGCAAGCTGCAGGGCGCCGGCGAGCCTGACGTCGATCTCGCCCGCACGCCGATCGACGAGCTCGCCGACGAGCAGGAGCGCGCGGCCGCCGAGGCGGCGAAACGCTCCGCGACGAAACCGAAAAAGGATCGCTGATGCCTGACGATCTCACGACGGGCGGCGCCGCGAGCGCGACGCCGGCGGGCGGAGCTGCGCCCGCGGCCGCGGCTGCTGATGTCGCGCCGGCGGCTGCTCCCGTCATCACCGCCCCGGCGGCCCCCGTTGAGGCGGCCGTTCCGGCGGCACCTGCAGGCGACGTCGCGGCCGCGCCTGGCGCCGTCGACGCGCCAGCCGCCAAGCCGGCCGAGCCCGCAGCGGCTCCGGCCGAGAAGGCCAAACCCGAATTCGCGCCCTCGTTGCTCGACGAGGCCGCAAAGCCCACGGCGGAAGCCAAGCCGTCCGACAAGCCCGCCGAGGCGAAGCCCGGCGAGACCAAGGACGATGCGGCAAAGCCCCCGGCCGACAAGGCGCCCGCGGCGGATCCCGCGCCCCCGGCGCCGATCGAGTATGCGTTCAAGTATCCCGAGGGGTTCAACGCCGAAAACCTCGACCAGGAACGCATGGGCGCCTTCACGGGCGTCCTCAGCGAAGCACGCGTGCCGCCGGAAGCTGCGCAGAAGATGCTCGACCTCCACGTGGGCGAGATCAACCGCGTGACCGACGCGATCACGACGCGCCAATGGGACGTGTTTAACACCACGCAGAACGACTGGCGCAAAGCCACGATGTCCGATCCGGAGATCGGCGGCCCGCGCCACGACACCGCGATCAAGACGATCATGGGCCTCGTCGACCTCTATGGTGACCGCTTCCAGGGCACCAGGCAGGCACGCGACGCGGCCGCGATCGCGGCCGAGCGCAAGGAGCTGCTCGACGTCTTCCGCATGACGGGGGCGGCGAACCATCCGCGCATCCTCGGCCTGTTGCACTTCGCCGGCGAGAAGATGCGCGAGGGCACGGCGCGACCTGCGCCGCCGCCACGCGGCAATCCGAACCCCGGCGGCAACCGCGGCCTCAACCGCTACCGGGGCAGCACACCGGCCCGCTGAGGGTTGGCCACTGCACCGACGCCCAGCCTCGCACGTCGCGGGGATGTGGGCCGCCTGACGGAAACCTCTCAACCCGCGCCGTCGTGAGACGCCGCTTTCCCCGCGCGCCCGCCGCAAGGCGAGCGCCAACGATGGAGCCATGAGTCATGGCCTACCTGACGCTTGCCGATTGGGCCCGACGCATCGGACCCGACGGCTCGATCGACGACATCGGCGAGCTGCTCGCGCAGTGCAACGAGATCTTCGACGACTTGCTCATCCGCGAGGGCAACCAGCCGCTCGGCCACACCGGCACGGTGCGCACCGGCCTGCCCCAGGGCACCTGGCGCAACTTCTACCAGGGCGTCTCGTTCACCAAGTCGACGACCGCCCAGGTCACCGACACGATCGGCGAGCTCGTCGCCTATAGCCGCGTCGACCGCTCGCTCGCCGAGCTCGACGGCCAGGTCGCCGAGGTCCGCCTCAGCGAGGACAACGCCCACCTCGAGGGCCTGTCGCAGCAGATGGCCACCACCATCTTCTACGGCAATGAAGCGGTGACTCAGGCGCAGTTCACCGGCCTCTCGCCGCGCTGGAACACGGTCAGCACCGCGAACGCGCAGAACGCGATCAACGTGCTCAACGGCGGCGGCTCCGCCAGCGCCAACGCGTCGATCTGGCTCGCCTGCTGGGGCGAGCAGACCGGCTTCGGCTTCTACCCGAAGGCATCGAAGGCCGGCCTGGTGTTCGAGGACAAGGGCGACATCCGCCCGGGCTTCGACAGCAACAACCGCGAGTTCGAGGCCTACACCTCGTTTTTCATGTGGAAACTCGGCATCCACATCAAGAACTGGCAGTACTTCTGCCGCATCGCCAACCTCGACACCACGACCGCCGGCCTCGCCGGCGCGAGCCCTCCCGACCTGTTCACGCTGATGAACAAGGCGCTCTACCGCATGCCGACGGCGGGCCGTCGCATGACCGGCATCACCAAGGTCGATGCGCCGAACCAGCCGAGCCCGTCGATCCGCCCGGCGTTCTTATGGAATCGCACCGTCGCGCAGTACGCCGCGATCCAGGCGATCCGCGACAAGAACGTGCTGCTCAAGCCGACCGAATATGCCGGCCAGCCGATCCTCGAGTACCGAGGCGTCCCGCTGCGCGTCTGCGACGCGCTGCTCAACACCGAAGCGACCGTCTCGTAACCCCCACCGTCATGGCCGGGCCTGTCCCGGCCATCCACGTCTTGCCGCAAGCAAGGCGTGGATGCCCGCCCGCGCGGGCATGACGGGCCAAGGAGCTCATCCATGCAGACCGACAGCAACCTCCTGTGGACCGGTGGCAACACCGGCGGCGCACAAGCGATCACAAACGCGGCCGTGCGCTCGACCGGCATCCTCGACCTCTCGTCGGGGCTGATGAACACCGGCACCACCTACCTGGCCTCCGCGCAGAGCGGCGGCAACTTCAACATCAACAGCGCGCTGGTGTTCGGCGAGGATCTCGGGCCGGGCGCGCTGCGCCTGCGGCTCGCGGCCATCATCGGCGCCGCGTTCGTCGGCGGCACCTCGCTCAACATCGCGTTCCAGGGCGCGGTCGACGCGGCCGCCGGCACCTATCCGGCGAACCTCTCCGGCCTCACCTGGACGACCTACGCGGAGACCGGCGCCATTCCGGTGGCCGATCTCGGCGTCGCGCCGACGCAGTTCACCGACCCGTCGCAGTCGATCATCTCGCTGCCGGACTGGCCGGACCGGCTGATCAAGACCGCGATGCCGCGCTTCATCTCGCTGCTCTACACGCCGGTCGGCACCTTCTCGGCCGGCACCATCGCGACCGCCGGGCTGCTGCTCGGCAAGCCCGACTTCAACATCGGCAAGTACGCCGGCGGCTTCACGGTCGGCGCGTAGCGGCGGCAACGCCGCTCGCGCGCCCGCGGCCGGCGCCGCCGCCCCGGCGCCGGCCGCATCCCACCAACCCCAGGAGGCCCCATGGCCCGCAATTCCCGCGCGAACGCCGCGCCACAGTCGACCGCGCACGATCCGCAGCCTTCGCCGGCCGCGGGGCCGAGCGCCCAGGAGTTCGCCGAGCTGCGGCGCCAGCTCGTCGCGCTGACGCAGAACTACAACGAGCTCAAGGCCGCGACCGGCGGCGTCGAGCTGCTCGGCCCCGAGGAGATCCCGGTGTGGGAGATCGGCGAGGGCGGCTTCTACTCGGCCGACGACACGCTCTATCCGCCCGGCATGGTGATCGAGGACCTCACCGGCACGCTGGTGCCGAACGAGACCATGATCCCGCAGAACGCCGCCGCCGAGCGCCGCATGGAGGCCTATCTGCGCAGCCTGCCGCGCACCGGGGCGGCCAACAGCCATGAGCTCTTCCTGGAGGCGGCGATGATGGTGGCGCACACCTTCGACGCCGACGGCCGCAGCCCGACCGAGGCCAAGCTCCAGTTCAACGCCATGGTGCTCGACGAGGTGTCGCGGCTGCAGATGAAGCAGCGCGGCATGATGCCGGACACCAGGCCGTTGCCGGTGCGCCCGCCGCGCTCCGGACCGGCGCCGATCATGCCGAACACGCGCATCCGCCAGGGCGATGCCGGCATGCCAGGGCATCTGCCCGGCCCGGCGCCGGCGCGCGGCGCGCAGACGACGCGCGTGCGGGCCCAGCCGGTCGCGCCGGCGAACCGCGCGGCGCCCGCGATGGGCACCGTGGCGAGCCAGACGCTCGGCACCGTCGGCCCCGGCGCGCGCGCCGTCTGATCGGCGGCTGCGCGTTCAGCCTTCACCCATCACCCGCATCACCAGAGGCGCCGCGGTAGCGGCGAGCATCGACATGACGTCGCTTCGCGTTGGATTTCTCCTCATGGCTGCGGCGCTCGCCGCGGCGTTCTCGGCCGCCCCGGCGGCCGCGCAATGCTCCACGGTCGGCGGCTACGGCAACCCGACCATCCAGCAGCCCGGCAGCGCAACGGGCGGCTGCGTCGGCGCCTGGGCGCTGCACGCGCTGCATCCGCTCGATAACGGTGCGCTCGGCTCCTACGCCAAGGGCATGGTCAGCGGCACCGTCGCGGCCGGCCTCACGGCGGCCTCGCCGGTCTACTCGTTTCGCTACAACGGCACCGGCGTCGCGGTCATCCGCCGCATCCGCATCTCGGTCGCCGGCACCGCGACCGCGTTCGCGGCCGGCAACGCCCACCTCGATGGCTTCGTGGCGCGCGCCTTCACGGCCTCTGACTCGGGCGGCACGGCGGGCACGCTGACGGGCAACAACGCCAAGCTGCGAACCTCGTTCGGAACAACGGGTGTCGCCTCGATCCAGATCGCCAACACCGGCACGCTGACGGCGGGAACGCGCACGCTCGACACCGATCCGTTCGCCACCGTCGACATCGCGATCGGCACCGGCACCAGCACCCAGGTCGTGGCGCCGAACTCGGTGTTCTACGAGCCCAAGGCCGGCGAATTCCCGCTCGTGCTGGCGCCGAACGAGGGCTTCGTCATCCAGGCGACGGTGCCGGCGACCGGCACATGGCTCTTCGCCGTCGGCGTCGAGTGGGACGAGCTGCCGGCGTTCTGACGGCGGCGCTCAACAACGGAGGGTTTCATGACCGACACCACCTCACAGTCCGAGCTCGACGCGGTCGGCGCGCTGATCGCCGGCGAGGTCAAGAAGGCGCTCGCGCCGCTCGCCGCCGAGCTCGAGGCGAAGCTCACCGCGGCGCTCGGCCATGCCGCGGCCGCGCTCGAGGAGCGCATCGCGGCCGCCGTCAAAGCGGCGGTGCCGGCGGTGCCCGACGTCGCGGGCATGATCGGGGACGCGATGACGAAGCTCTCGGCCGAGCTCGACGGCAAGGTCGCCGACGCGTTCGAGGCGGCCGAGCCGGCGATGGAGCAGCGGATCGAGGCGCATCTCGCTGCGCTGCGCGGCTCGACCTACGGCGCCGGCCTGCGCTGACGGCCACGCGCTGATGCCTCCCGTCTCGGAAGCGCAGCGCCGCTGGGCGTTCGCCAACAAGGACAAGAAGACCGCCGAAGGTCGCGCGGCCGCGGAATACGCGGCCGCCGATCGCGGCGGCAAGCTGCCGGCGCGTGTCGGCAAGACCGACGAGGACCGCAAGCGCGGCCGTTACGGCAAGAAGGGGTGAGGCTTTGGCCGACAAGATCGAGATCCCGGCGGGCGCGGTTCGCGTCGACCCGAACCTGGTGCTGCTCATCGAGCAGCTCGAGATCGGTGTTCGCCGCGGCGAGATCACCTCGCTCGCGGTCGTCACGGTCGGCCCGAACGGGCAGATGGCCTGGCCCGGCTTCGGCAACCAGATCTCGCAAATGCTGATCGGCGCCGAGCTGATGCGCGAGGACATGAAGTTGGCGATCCGCGGCAACCGCAGCCGCATCATCCAGCCGGGAGGTTGACCATGGCGAAGCACAAGAGATCATTCCGCAAGCCGTCGGCGCCGCGGGCGCCGAAGACGCCGCCGCCGCAGACCGATGCCGACATGCAGCCGGGCGGCGACCAGGGCGCGCAGCTCGCCCAGGCCGCGGCCGCGGGCGCCCCGCCGGGCCCGAGCGACGGGCCGATGACCGACGCGGCGCGCATGAAGAGCCGCTACGGCGGCTGAGCGCAGCCCACACACGAGAAATCCAGCGAGGACACCCATGGCCGAGATCGATCGCAGCAAGCGCTACGCCAACCCGCCGAAGCACGGCCGCAAGGGCGCCGCGCCGAACAAGGACGAGGAGGGCGCCGCGGCGGCCGCCAAGACGGCCGAGAAGAAGGAAGGCGAGGGCGAGGGCCCGACGCCGAAGGATCCGGGCGCGGTCGCCAAGGAGAACACCGACAAGGGGCCGAGCCCGCACGAGAGCGGGCCGGAGTTCGGCGTCGTCGCCGAGCGCCACAAGCGCGAGCACGGCGACATGACCAAGCGCCACGCCGAGGAGGCGGCCGCGATGCATGAGCGCCACGGCGGCGAGGGCAAGAGCATGATGGCGCGCCACCACAAGGAGCTGCAGGACCACATGGAGAGCGCCGCCGCGACCAAGGAGGAGGCGAGCGCCGGCAGTCCCAAGGAGCTCGGCAAGGACAAGGCCGAGGGCGAGAAGGGGAGCAACGTCTGATGTCGTTCCACAAGATGGTCGACATGGCGCGCACGCCGGCGGAGATCAAGAAGGATCTCGCGCCGATCGCGATGCCGTCGCCCGACGCGACCGCCCAGGTCTACCCCTACGGGCTCTGCCTGTCGTTCGACCAGGACATCCTCGACAAGCTCGAGCTCGACGGCGCTTGCAGCGTCGGCGACACCATCCACCTGGTGGCGTTCGCCAAGGTCACGTCGTGCTCGGAGAACGAGCGCGAGCGCGCCGACGGCACCAAGGAAAAGTGCTGCCGCATCGAACTGCAGATCACGCAGCTCGCGGTCGAGGACGAGGACGCCGAGCGCGAGCGTGTGGGCGCAGCCGACCGCGTCCCGCGCGAGCGCCGCATCAAGCAGCGCTACGGCGAGGGCGAGGACGCCGGCGACGGCGATCGCGACGAGGATTGATGCATGACGACGCTTTACATCACCGAAGGGCGCCTCGCCGGCGCCGGCGGCCTGCAGGGCACGCCGATGATGGGCATGCCGAAGGTCGCGGGGCAGACGGTCGCGATCGGCGCGACGACGGTGCAATCGGCCGCGTTCAACGCCAACACGCAGATCATCCGGCTCGAGTCCGACGTCGTGTGCTCGGTCGAGATCGGCGGCGCCAACCCGGTCGCGACCGCGGCGAGCCAGCGCATGGCGGCGGGCGTGCCCGAGTACTTCGCGGTGACCCCGGGCGACAAGCTCGCGGTGATCACCAACACCTGATGCACGGGCGTAGCGCGCCATGACCAGCAGCACCTCGCCGGTCGACGTGTGCAATCTGGCGCTCAGCCAGGCGGGCGTGCGGGCCGCCATCACGTCGGTCTTTCCGAGCGACGGCACCGCGGCGGGCGATGCCTGCGCGCTGCTCTACCAACCGACGATCGACGCCTATGCGCGCGCCGCGCATTGGAATTGCCTGCGCTTCCAGTCGGGGGCGCCGGGCTCGACGTTTCCGCCGCCGCTGTCGCTGCTCAAGGCCGCGGCCGGGACGCCGGAGAACCCGGGCGGCACCACCTTGCCGGTGCCGCCGCAGCCGTGGCTCTACGAGTACGGCCTGCCGGCGGACTGCCTCAAGGTGCGCTTCCTGGTGCCGCTGCTCACGCAGCCCTCGACGTCGCCGCCGCTGACCACCGGCGGCGGCATGATGCTGCCGCGGATCATGCCCGCGACGGCGATCCCGTTCACGCCGGCTGTCGATCTCGACGCCAACGGCAACGAGATCGCCGTCATCCTCACCAACCTGCGCCACGCGCAGGCGGTCTACACGCGCCGGCTGATCAATGTCGGCCTGTGGGACTCGCAGTTCCTGATGGGCGCCAAGGCGGCGCTGGCGGTGTGGCTCTCGCCGGCGCTCAAGGGCAGCGCGGCCGCGTTCCAGCTCGCCATGGGCATCGCCAAGGGCACGCTCGATGCCGCCCGCGTGTCCGACGGCAACGAGGGGCCGCAGACGCAGGACCACGTGCCGGACTGGATCGCCATTCGCAGCGGCGGCCGCGGCCTCGGCGGCGGCGCCGGCCAGGTCATCGCGCCCTGGGACGGCTTCGCGTTCCCGGGCGGCGTGACGTACTGAGCCGCGCGGCTAGATCATGACCCAGACGTCGATCCAGGCGTCGTTCGCGGCGGGCGAGGTGTCGCCGGCATTCTGGGGCCGCGTCGACCAGGCCAAGTTCAGAATCGGCGCGTCGACGATGCGCAACATGTTCGCCGGCGTGCGCGGCGGCGCCTATTCGCGCGGCGGCACGCACTTCTGCGGCCAGGCCCGGCAGCCGGCGAGCGCGGGCTCGATCCCGCCGCGCATCATCCCGTTCCAGTTCAAGGTCAACCAGAACTACATCCTCGAGTTCGGCGACGGCTACGTGCGCTTCATCGCGAACGGCGGCTACATCACCGAGACGCCGATCGCCATCACGGCCGCGACCCAGGCCAATCCGTGCGTGCTGACAATTCCCGGCCACGACTTCGTCAACGGCGACTGGATCTTCGTCGCCGGCGTCGGCGGCATGACGCAGCTCAACGGCGTTACCTTCGTGGTGGCGTTCGCCACCGCCAGCACGGTGGCGCTGCACGACACCTTCGGCAACCCGGTGAGCTCGCTCGCCTACGCGGCCTACACGGCGGGCGGCAGCGCGGCGCGCGTCTACACGATCGCTGCGCCCTATCACGTGAGCGACCTGCCGTACCTCAAGTACACCGAGTCGGCCGACCTGATGTCGCTCGCGCTGTCAAACCAGGTCGCCGGCATCGACTACGCGCCCGTCGATCTCGACCGCCTGGCGGCGAACAACTGGACGCTCAACGAGACGAGCTTTGCCTCCGCGATCGCGGCGCCGGCGGCCTGCTTCGGGACCGCGAGCGCGGCGCCCTCCGGCACGCTGCCCTCGGCGCAATACGCCTATTGCGCGACCGCGGTGTCGGCCGACGGCGAGGAGAGCGTGGCCTCGCCGATCGCGCTGGTGTCGTCGGTCGACATCTCGATCACGGCCGGCTCGATCACCCTCGTGTGCTCGACCGTCCCGACCGCGGTGAGCTACAATTTCTACAAGGCGCCGGCGGCGATCTACATCAACGGCGGCCCGCCGCAGACGGTGCCGATCGGCTCGCAGTTCGGCTTTGCGGGCTCCTCGGCGGCGCCGACCTTCCTCGACCAGAACGTGGTCGCGGACGCCTCGACCACCCCGCCGCTGCACCAGGACCCGTTCGCGCCCGGACAGATCCTGGCGGTCGGGGCCATCACGTCGACCGGCACGTTCGCGCAGGCGACGACGACGGCCACCATCAACACCACGACGGGCTTCGGCGCCGCGATCACGCCGGTAGTCTCGGGCAGCACCATGGTCGCCGCCATCGTGGTCAATGCCGGGCAGAATTACGCCGTCGGCAACACCATCACGTTTCTCGACACGACCAACGGCGGCAGCGCGACCGCGCCGCTGGTCATCGGCCCGCAGGCCGGCACCTATCCGGGCGTCGTCACCTACTTCCAGCAGCGCCGCGGCTACATGAGCTCGCTGAACAATCCGGACACCTACTACTTCTCCCAGACCGGCGCCTTCACCAACATGGACACGGCCGATCCGCCGATCGCGTCCGACGCGATCACCGGCACGCCGTGGGCGCAGCAGGTCAACGGGCTGCAATGGGCCGTTCAGGTCCCGGCCGGGCTCTTGATCTACACCGGCCTCGACGCCTGGCTGCTCTCGGGCGCGTCGGGCCCGGCGACGCCGATCGAGCCGGCGAGCCAGAACGCGACCTCGCAGGAGTCGATCGGGTTCTCGCCGACGGTGCCGCCGATCAAGATCAGCTACCAGGTGATCACGCTCGACTCGTCGGGCTCGATCGTCTCGGCGCAGAACTACAACTATTTCACCAACACGTACGCCGGCGACGACATCACGGTGTTCTCCAACCACCTGTTCGACGGGCACCAGATCGTGCAATGGGCGTGGGCGCGCAAGCCGCACAAGGTGCTGTGGGCGGTGCGCGACGACGGCGTGCTGCTCTCGCTGACCTACCTCAAGGAGCAGGAGGTCATCGCCTGGGCGCGCCACGACACCAACGGCCAGGTGGTCGGGATCGCGACGGCGTCCGAGCTGCCCGTCGACGCGATCTACCTCGTGGTCAAGCGGCTGATCGCCGGCAAGGGCGCCTACGGCTACTTCGTCGAGCGCATGGACAACCGGATCTGGACCAACGCCACCTCGGAAACCGTGTGGTGCGTCGACGCCGGCGTCGCGCTGCCGCAACCGGCGCCGGCCGCGACGCTCTCGATCGGCGCGTTGAGCGGCGCCGGCGTGCCGTTCAGCGCCTCGGCCGCGGTGTTCGATGGCGTCAACACCGGCGTTCCCGGCCAGGTCATCCGCGCCAATGGCGGCAAGGCCGCGGTCACGCAATTCGTGTCGCCGACGCAAGTGCTGGCCACCGTCACGGTCGCGTTCGCGGCGACGCCGGACGATCCCGCGATGACGCCGCTGCCGGCGGCCGCCGGCGCCTGGACGATCACGACGCCGGTCGCCTCGGTGTCCGGGCTCAACCACCTCGAGGGCATGACCGTCACCGGGCTGGCCGACGGCGCGGTGATCACGCCGGCCGTGGTGACCAACGGGGCGATCGCGCTCGGCGTGCCCGCGAGCGCCGTGACCATCGGCCTCGGCTTCCAGGCGCAGCTGCAGACCCTGCACCTCGTCCGCGACGGCGAGCAGCTGCAGGGCAAGCGCAAGCGGATCAATGCCGTGACGGTGCGGCTCGAGCGCAGTCGCGGCGTCAAGATCGGCTCCGACCAGCCGAATGCCTCGGCGCAGGAGGGCGGTAACGGTGTCGCCACCTGGGGCGCGCGGCCGTACGGCAAGATGATCCTGGTGCCGGAAACGCAGAACCAGATCGGCCCCGGCGCGGCGCTGCCGCTGTTCACCGGCGACCATCGCATCGAGATCGACGGCGACTTCAACTACATCGGCTGGTCGGCGGCGCCCGGCATGGTCGCGCTGCAGCAGGATTTTCCCCTGCCGATGCAGGTCCTCGCCGTCGTGCCGGAATACGAGGTCGGCGACGAGGAGCAGCCGTGACCATGACGAGAAACGTGTGGCGGCTCATGAGGTTGCGGCAATGGCTGCCATCGTGATCGACCTCGAGCCGCGGCTGGCTGCCAAGCGTGCTATATTGGCAGCCGATGCTTCGCGCCCGACGCAACCTGCTGATCGGTCTCGGCTCGATGCTGGCGGCGCCCGCGATCGTGCGGGCGAGCTCGCTGATGCCGGTGAAGCGGCCGCCGCTGGCGGCCGTGCGCCGCGTGCTGATCCTCGACGCGGTGCCGGCGATCCCGAGCGACACGCAAGTGTTCTCGATGAGCGTCGCTCACGGCTTCCGGATGGGCGATTTGCTCGAGATCAATGGCGAGATGTGGCGCGTGACGGATACGAGGCCGGATCTGTTCATCGCCGATCGCCAGTCACCGTCCGCCCCGCCGGCATAGCCGACGTCTACGCGATCGCACGGCGCATGCGCGCGGGCGATCGGGCCGAGGCGGCCGCGCTCGGGCGCGATCCGCGCCAGGCGCTGCGGCTGTCGTTTCGCGCTAGCCTGACGCCGCCGCGCGTCGCCGAGATCGACGGCGAGCCGGCCGCGATGTGGGGTCTCGGCGGGATGATCCTGTCCGACGTCGGCGCGCCCTGGCTGGTCACCACGGCGCTGGTCGAGCGCGTCCCGGTCGCGTTCGTCAAGATCGCGCGCGCCGAGCTGGCGCTGATGCTCGCGCTCAAGCCGCGGCTCGAGAACGTCGTCATGGCGAAATACACCGGCGCCTGCCGGCTGCTCGAGGTGCTGGGCTTCCGGCTCGGGCCTGCCGAGGCGGTCGGGCGCGCCCGCACGCTGTTTCGCGCCTTCACGCTGGAGCGCTGAGGGATGGGATTTGATCCGATCTCGTTGACCGCGCTCGCGGTCGGCGCCGCCGGCGCCGGCCTGTCGGCGGATGCCGCCTATCAGAAGGGCCAGGCGACCGGCGCCGCGGCGGATTATCAGTCGCAGGTCGCCGCCAACAATTCGCTGATCGCCGAGGAGAACGAGTCGGAGACGGCCGCGTCCGGCGCCGCCAAGGAGGCGGCGCTCGGCATGCGCACCCGCGCCGCGGTGGGCGAGACCACGGCGACGCAAGGCGCCTCGGGCATCGACGTCAATTCCGGCTCGGCGCCGGCGGTGCGCTCGAGCGAGCAGGAGCTGGGCAAGCTCGACGCGCTCACCATCCGCTCCAACACGGCGCGCGAGGCCTACGGCTACGCGGTCAAATCCGAGAGCGACACGGCGCAGAGCCAGCTCGACACCTTCGAGGGCGCGCAGGCGCGCGCCGGCGGCGACGTCTCGGCGCTCGGCACCTTCCTCAACGGCGCCTCGAGCGTCGGCGGCAAGTTCGCCAACCTGCAGCTCAGGAACGGCACTCCGTCGGTCAGTCCCGAGGAGATCTGATTCCTTGCGCGCGCCCTTGTCCGAAAACCGGTTCCCACTTTTCCGGGGCGCGCGCTGATGGCCGGCCGCTTCAACTTCGAGCCGGTGCCGACGGTCGCGCCGAGCGGGCCGTCGCAAGGCGACTACCAGACGATCCAGGCCTCGCCGGGTGCGTTCGGCGCCTACACGGCGCAGGGCCTGGAGACGCTCGGCCAGGGCGCCGAGCACGCCGGCGAGGCGGCGCTCACGTACGAGCAGGCGCGCCAGGGCCTCGTCAACGAGACGCATGCGAGCGAGCTCAACACCTGGCTCGCCAACCAGATCACCGACAAGTACTCGAATTTCTCCAAGCTCGAGGGCCGCGCCGCGCAGGACGCGCTGCCGGCGTTCAAGGCCGACATCGACACGCTCTACCAGGACCATCTCGGCCAGGCCGGCGACAATATGCAGCTCAAGGCGCAGCTCGCCAAGAACGGCAGCTACCTCACCGACGCCTACTATCGCTACGCCACCAACCACGCCGACCAGCAGTTCACCCGCTGGCAGGACACGACCGCGACGCAGCGCGCCGCGACCTTCGGCGGGCAGGCCGGCATCGCGCAGCAGAACGGCGACCTCGCCGGCATGCAGGTGGCGCTCAACACCTCCGACGACGAGGTGACCAAGCGCCTCGAGGCCAAGGGCTACGACCAGGACACCATCAAGCAGGAAGTGCTGGCGAACCGCGGCCGCAACCTGCGCCAGATCATCGAGGCGCAGGCGGACAGTGATCCCGTCAAGGCCGCGGACCTCTACCATCAGTACGAAGGCCAGATGGACGCCGCGTCGTCGCTCGCGGTGAAGAACAAGCTGCGCGGCGCGCTCTCGACCATGGAGGGCCACCGCATCGCCGACGAGGAGACCGGGCGCACGGTGCGCGACGACGCCGGCGGCACCGTCAACGGCGCGCTCGCGGCCGCCAGCAAGGCAACCGGCGTGCCGCTCGACACGCTGCGCACCTTCGCGCGCATCGAGTCCGGCGGCAACCCGCGCGAGGGCAAGGGCAGCTATCGCGGGCTGTTCGCGCTCAGCGACGACGAGTTCAACCGCTACGGCGGCGGCAACGTGCTCGACGCGCGCGACAACGCGATGGCGGCGGCGCGCAAGATCAAGGCCGAGAGCGAGGCGTTCGCGACCAAGTACGGCCGCGAACCGACGGCGGGCGAGCTCTACCTCATCCACCAGCAGGGCGCCGGCGGCTTCGACGCGCACATGCGCAACCCGGATGCGCCGGCGTGGCAGAACATGGCCTCGACCGCCGAGGGCCGCCAGAAGGGCGAGGCGTGGGCCAAGGCGGCGATCTGGGGGAATATTCCCGACCGCGACAAGGCCGCGTTCGGCTCGGTCGACAACGTCACGTCGCGCGCCTTCACGTCGCTGTGGACGGCCCGCGTCGACCGCGACCGCGGCGGCCCGCTGGTCGACAAGCAGGACGCCTTCAACCGCATCGTCGATCGCACCGCCAGCAATCCGCAGATCCAGGCCGCCGCGATCGCGCGCATGGGCCAGATCTACTCGGTCGCCCATGCCGAGAACGTCAACGCCGCCGCGCAGCTCCACCAGCGCGAGGCCGATACGATCGCCGAGGCGGCGCGCACCGGCGTGGCGACCAATCCGCTGACGCCGCAGGATTTCGTCGCGGCGCACGGCGCCGACGGGATGCAGCGTTATCAGCAGTACCAGCAAAACCTGCAGGCGCTCGGCGATCGCCGCGCGCTGGTCTCGGCGCCGCCCGAGCAGATGAACACCGTGCTCAAGCAGTTCGAGCCGCAGCCGGGCGCGGCGAACTACGCGACCGCCTCGAAGCGCTACGAGATGCTGCGCAAGTCGGCCAGCGATATCATCGCCGAGCGGCAGAAGGACCCGGCGGCCTATGGCGTCTCGCATTTGCCGTCGGTGCAGGAGAGCTGGCAGGCCCTGCAGGGCGTCGTCAATGACCAGCGCGCGACGCCCGAGCAGCGCGCGACGTTTGCGCGCGACTATGCCGAGAAGCAGCGGCTCGAGCAGCAGCGCCTCGGGATCTCGGACGAGGCCATCAGGATCGTGCCGCAGGACTACGCCAAGAACATCGCGACGCGGCTGAGCCAGGCGGCGACCGACGAGGATCCGCAGAAGCGCCAGGCGGTGATCGGCCAGATCGCGCGCGAGGCGCAGATGTGGGGCCCGTACTGGCCGCAGGTGATGCGCGAGGTCGGTGGCAAGAGCCTGCCGCTGATCCGCGCGATCGGCGCCGACATCGACGACAAGGGGGAGCCGATGCATCCGGACGCGATGCTGCGCCTCGCCTCGCTCAAGCCGACCGACACGCCCAAGACGCTGCTCGCCGACCAGACGGCGGTCAGCGACGCCGACCTCAAGCGCGAGGTCGTCAACTCGCTCGCCGGCTTCCGCCGCTCGCTGATGCCGCGCCAGCAGGACCAGGACTTTCCTGGCTACGAAGGCCTGGCGGCGAAGCTCGCGGCTCTGCATGTGCGCGACGGCGACAGCGCCAAGGACGCGGCGCAGAAGGCCGCCAACGAGCTCGTCGGCGATCGCTACGAATTCCACGACACCTGGCGCATGCCGAAGACGTCGGGCGTGTCGGGCACGGACGTGCAGGCCGGGACGATGGCGGTGCGCGCCGCGCTGGTGCCGGCGCTCGGGCCCAGCGACTACTACGCGCGCAACAAGCCGTTCGTGAAGCCGGGCGCGACCGAGTTCGAGACCAAGCTCGCGCCGGCGCAGGAGCAGGCGTTCCGCTCCTGGGTCGGGAAGAACAAGGTGGCGTTCGATCCCGACGCCAAGGGGCCGCAGGACTACGACATGCGCGGCTTCTGGCAGGCGCTGCAGGCGGGCGATCCGCGCGCCAAGAGCGCGGTCGATCCGAACGACAGCAAGCTGCACTACCCCGATTACTGGAAGACGCCCTATCACCAGACGTTTTCCAACGAGAGCCAGTTCGCCGCGCCGAATGCGCCCCATTGGGCGCCGGACGACAAGCTGGTGACGCCGTCGGGCGAGGTGATCTTCGACGATCGCGATCCCAACCGCGGCCGCCGCATCCCGGTGCAGCCGTTCACCGATGACATGCGGCTCGGCGCCGACAACCCGCGCGACAGCGTCACCAAGATGGTGCGCGACGCGCGCTTCGTGACGGCGAAGGATAACAGCGGGCTCAACCTCTACTACTTCTCGCAGCGGCGCGGCGCCGCGCTGCCGGTGCGCGGCGCCGACGGCAAGCCGCTGCTGCTGTCCTGGGCCGAGCTCGCGCGCCGCGCGCCCGATGCGCCGGCGGCCGACTACCAGCAGGGGCCGTAAGCGTTGAGCGAATATTTCTCGACGCCGGACGAGGAGGCGCTGCAGGGCCGCGCCTCCGATCTCGACTCGTCGTTCGGCGAGCAGCAGAGCGCGGTCGCGGGCGAGGGCTTTCTCGGCACGACGAGGGGGCTCGCGCGCAACGCCGAATACGTCACGGCGCGCGGCATCCCGGCCGCCGGCCTCAACATGTCGGACATGCCGACGGTCGAAGATTTCGACCTCATGGACAAGATCAGGGCCGAGTCGACCGACGTGCCGATCGCGGACGCGCAAGGGCGCCTGAAGCAGGAGGGCATCACCGACGTCAAGCTGCCCGATCAGCCGACGATCCGCAGTTCCGTGCTCGACCTGATGATCCGCGACGCGCAGGAGCGGCAGCATTACGAGGCCGCGGTGTCGCGCGGCCCGCAGGGCTTCTTCCCGGGCGCGTTCGGCTTCGTCACCTCGATCGGCGTCGGGCTGCTCGATCCGCTCAACGCCGAGGCATTCATGATCCCGGTGGTGGGCGAGGCGCGCGCCGAGGCGATGCTGGCGTCCGCCGGCGAGAGCATGCTCGCCCGCGGCGCCGTGCGCTTCGGCACCGGCGCGGCGCAGGGCGCGGTCGGCTCGGCCGCGCTCGAGCCGGCGGACTGGTGGCTGCATACGCAGGACGGCCAGGACTACACGTACGCGGACGCGCTCACGCACGTCATCCAGGGCGCCGCCATGGGCGGCGTGATGCACGCCGGCATCGGCGCCTACGGCGACTGGCGGGACCTCCGCAGCGGCCTGCCGCTGTCCGGCAGCCCCGAGGACAGGCTGGCGCGCGCGCTGCTCACCGGCGGCGGCCCGGGCGAGGGCGGGGCGCCTGGCGGCGGCGAAGCCGCGCCGCTGCTCGCGGAGGTGCCGGGCATCGCGGCGGCACAGGCCGCGGCGGACACGCCCCGGGCCATTTTCGACGACCTGCCGCCACCGGTGCGGGCGGACCTCGCGCACGTCGCGGCCGCCGACATGGCCGCCGATCGGCCGGGCCGCGCCGGCGAGGTCCTCGAGATTGCCGCGCAGCATGATCCGCGGCTCGCCGAGTCGCTCGATGTCCAGCCGCCGGAGCCGCCCGCGGCGCCGCCGGCGCCGACGTCGGCGGAGCGGGCGATCTACGACGACGTGCACGCGCAGCTCACCGCCGCCGGCATGGGCGAGGAGGAGGCGGCCACCAATGCGGCGCTGGTCGCGGCGCGCTATGCGGCGCGCGCGGCGCGCCTCGGCGAGGATGACGCGCACGCGCTGTTCGCGCGCGAGGGGCTGTCGATCCGCGGCGCCGGTGACCAGGGCGCCGAGCCGGCGATGCGCGCCCTGGCGCAGCCGCCGACGCCGATGGACCTGATGCTGGCGCGCGAGGCCGCGGGCCAGCTCGATCTGCCCGGCGCCGAGCGCGTCGGCGAGGGCGAGCTCGCGCAGCGCCGCGCCGACGAGCGGCTCAAGCCCAAGGTCGCGCAGCGACCGATGGACGAGGGCTTGTTCGGCGACACGGGCGCGCAGAAGACGCTGTTTCAGTCGGCGCCGGCCGCGCCACCGTTCTACTCGGCGGCCGAGCGCGCGGTGAGGAACGCCAGGCAGGAGAAGGCCTCGCCCGAGCAGTGGCTCGCCACCACCCGCAACACGGCCGGCGTCAAGGCCGAGGAGCTCGAATGGCTCGGCCTCGCCGACTGGCTCAAGGAGCAGCAGGGCCCGGTCACCCGCCAGGCGATCGCCGACTATGTGCGGGCGAACAGCATCGAGGTGCGGGAAGTCCACAAAGGCGCCGAAGCGGCCGCCGATCAGCGGCGCTATGACGCGCTCCACCTCGTGAGCATGATGCGCGATCTGACGGAGGCTGAGGACCAGGAATGGTCCTCCCTCCGCGATCGGTTGAACGACCGGCGCGCCTTTGGCACGCGGTACAACAAATATCAGCTTCCCGGCGGCGAGAACTATCGCGAGCTGCTGCTGACGCTGCCGCCAGAGCAGAGGGAGCCAGTTGGTGATCGCTACTATGCGAAAGAAGACGGTGCGGACGACTGGAATGTCTACGACCGGGACACTGGCGAGCCGACCACATACGGCACGATGACGCACAATCGCGAGTGGGCCGAGTCCACCGCGAGAAGCATGAACACGCCGCCGGGGCCGCCTGCGTTCACCTCGGTCCACTGGGACGAGCCCAACGTGCTCGTTCACGTCCGCTTCAATGATCGCACCATCGACGGCAAGCGCACGCTGCTCCTCGAGGAGGTGCAAAGCGACTGGCATCAGGCGGGGCGCAAGCGCGGCTACCAGGGGCACACCCGAGCTGACGCGGAGATTGAGCGTGACATCGAGACCAATCTGGCAGAGGCGCGCCGCCTCGATCCGCGTCTCACCCGCGAGGGTGTGACGGCGGATGATTGGCAAGCGTTCTGGGACGCTCATCCTGATCTCGATCGTCGGCAATCCGAGCTTTATCGAGAGCGTGGCGTGGGCGGTCGCGCGGTTCCGGACGCGCCGTTCAAGACCACGTGGCCCGAGCTCGCGATCAAGCGCATGCTGCGCTACGCGGCCGAGCACGGCTACGAGCAACTCGCCTGGGCGCCGGGCGACGTGCAGGCCGCACGTTACGATCTGAGCAAGCAGATCCAGGAGGTCGCCTATCATACCGACCTCGGGCACCCGCACACGGGCACGCTGCTGGCCTACGATCACGAACGCAACGCGGTCATCAACCGCAATCTTTCGGACGCGGCGCGCGAGCTGCCGGATATTGTGGGCAAGGACGTCGCGGACAAACTGCTCGCGCAGAAGCCGAAGCAGCATCTTGGCACAAACCGCTTGACGCAGTCCCTACGAGGCCTCGACCTCAAGGTCGGCGGCGAGGGCATGCGCGCCTTCTACGACCAGATGCTGCCCGCGGCGGCGAACAAGCTGGCGAAGAAGTACGGCGCGAAGGTTGGCGAGGCGCGGCTCGAACGTCCAAAATATGGTCCGCTGGACCAAGTGCCGTTTCCTGAACCGACCGATTCACGCGCGGCGCATCAGGTCCACACCCTGCCGATCACCGACGCGCTGCGCGACGCCGCGACGTCGGAGGGCTTTCCGCTGTTCCAGCCGTCTCGCCCGGGCGTCGATGTGGCGGCGCAGCTCAAAGGCGACGAGCTCGCGCCGGCGGGCGTGCCGATTGCCGAGCTGCGGCAGGCAGCGAGCGGCTATTATCGCGAGCACTTCGTCGACGCCGATCTCAAGGTGCGCAACGCCGCGACCGGCTTCGAGATCGCGTTCAGTGGCCGCGGGCAGCGCAAGAGCACGAGCGGCGCCGGCGACGATCTGTTGCGGCTCGTGCCGGCGCTCCCCGACATGCTGCGTGGGGCGCAGCTCGTCGGCAGCGGTCCCGATCGGCTCGGCCGGCAGAGCGTGCGGGCCGTGCACACCTTTGCGTCGGCGGTCGAGCTCGACGGGCGGCGGATCGACGTGATCATGCACGTGCGCGAGACGGGCGACGGCAAGTTTCACTATTCACTCTATAAGGATCAGCCGGATGAAGGACCGGGGACCGGCCAAGAGGGCCGACGGGCGAACACCCTCGACCAGGAGGGCACGCTACCGGCATTGGAAGTCGTCCCCGGCGACCTCAACATAGAGCGCGCGCCCGCCGACCGCAACGGCGCCCGCGGCCGCATCATGCTGGCGGAGAACCGCGCGATCGTCGACCTGTTCAAGGGGCGCGACGAGTCCACCTTCATGCACGAGATGGGCCACAAGTGGCTCGAGGAGCTGATGCGCGACGGCGCCGGCGAGACCGCGCCGGCGGGGATGCAGGCGGATCTGGCCGCGACGCTCAAGTGGCTCGGCGTCGACAAGCCCGAGGACATCGGCGTCGACCAGCACGAGAAATTTGCGCGCGGGTTCGAGCGCTACCTGGCCGAGGGCGAGTCCCCGTCGGTCGGCCTGCAGCGTGTGTTCGAGAACTTCAAGGCGTGGCTGCTCAAGGTCTATCACGCGATCACCAACGTCGGCGGCGAGATCTCGCCGGAGATGCGCGGCGTCTTCGACCGCATGCTGGCGACCGACACGCAGATCGCGGCGCGGCGGGGAGCGGCCGAGCCAGCGGCGCCCCTCACCCCGACCCTCTCCCCGCAAGAGCGGGGCGAGGGAGCGCCGGCGCCGGCGCCAGCCGCGGCGCCGGCACGGCGCGCGTTCGGCCCGGCCGGGCGCGATCCGGACACCTGGTCGCTGGCGGAATTCCTCGCGTCGCGCGGCGGCCTCAAGCCGACCGGCGAGCTCGCCACCATCTTCGGCGGCGAGAACCCCAATGTGTTCGGCTTCGGCCGGCTCATGCGCCGCGACGGCATGACGCTCGATCGCGCGCGCGAGGCGGCCGTCGAGGCGGGCTACCTGCACGACGAGGCCGTGCACCACGGCGGCGTCACCGAGTCGGGCGTCGAGGACCTGCTGGCGGCGCTCGACCGGCACGGCCGCGGCGAGCGCGTCTACAAGATCGGCCGCGAGCCCGACGCGCGCGTCGATCGCGGCGAGCACCTGCACGCGATCGATCGCGCGATCGACCAGGAGCTTGCGGATAACGACGTCGATCCGAAGTCTATTCCGGACAAGCTGCGCGCCCGCATGGTAGAAATGATGGACCGCGAAGGCGTGAGCGATCCGCTCGTCGCCTACGAGCGGGCCGTCCTCGAGGAGGACCGCAATGCCGTTACCGCCAACCGGGCTCCCGCCGGCGCTCCAGTCGCAGGCTTCGACGTTCCTGCAGACGCCGCAGGAGCACCAGGCGCGGGCGCAGGAGCTGCGCGCGGCGGGGCAGGACGAGCTGGCGCAGCAGCACGACCAGCTCGCGCATCTGATCCAGCGACGGCAGCCAGCGACCCCGCCTGGCGGCGGCTGGCCGAGCAACGTGATCCCGATGCGCAGGCCGACCTCGCCGTAAGCGAGGCGGCCGAGCGCGAGCCGGCGCCGGCGTCGACCGATCCGGCGAGGTCCGTCAAGGCGGCGCAGGCCGAGGCCGCGAAGGCGGAAGCCGCGCTCAAGGATCTCGACCCGTTCCTCTCCGACGAGGAGCGCACGCGCATCAACACCGCGCTCGCCGACCTCGACAACGACCGTGCGGCGCGCGAGCGCATCATCCGCGACGGCGCGGCGTGCCTGATGGCCGCGGCCGGAGGCGTCGATGGCTGAGCGCGACGATTGCATCGACGACATCGCCAGGCGGGCGGGGCGGCCGCGCGGCGAGGTCGAGAGCACGATCGGCCATATCGACGATCGCGCGCAGGCCTACGAGGACGACGGCATGGACCGCGGCGCGGCCTACCAGCGCGCGCGCGACGAGGAGCTCGACAACCTGGCGCAGCAGGCCGCGGTCAATCGCCGTGCCCGCATCCTCGACGCCCGCAAGGACCAGAAGCGGGCGCGGTTCTACGACTCGGTCGCCGCGGCGATCGACAAGCTGCCGGAGGGCGGCGCGATCGCGCGGCGCTTCGGCATGACGCGGGCGCAGCTCAAGGCCAAGGCGATGCGCATCGCGCTGGAGTCGAAGCTGGTCGGCGTCAACCTGCCGTTCCTCGGCAACCGCAAGTCGGTCGACGCGCAGTTCGTGGCACTGCGGCGCATCTGGGTCGGCGGCCTCGCCCGCGACCTCGAGGACCAGGGCCTGCTCAAGCCGTTCGCGACCCGCGCGATCGAGGACAAGTGGACCGACGAGCTCTTCGAGCTCAACAAGCGCCCGTCCGCGGCGTGGCAGCGCGCCAAGGACGCCGGCGAGGCGGGCGCCCAGGATCTCGCCGAGCTCGGCTGGAAGGGCCAGGGGCCCGGCACGCCCGGCATCACCAAGGACGCGCAGGCGCTGGCGATCGCCAAGGCGATCCAGAAATGGCAGACGACGTCGATGGCGGCGCTCAACCGCGAGGGCGCCTGGATCCGCAGCTATTCGGGCTACATCACCCGCACGTCGCATGATGCCGACGCCATCCGCCGCGCCGGCCCGGAAAAGTGGATCGCCGACACGCTGCCGCGGCTCGATCTCGCGCGCAGCTTCGGCACCTCGGACATGCAGCGCGCGCGCGATGCGCTGCGCGCGATGTGGCGCCCGATGATGCAGGGCGAGCACTACGATTTCGGCAAGGGCGAGATCGAGCCGGTCTATCCCAACCCGGCGCGGACCGCCTCGGCGGCGCGCGAGCTGCACTTCAAGTCGGGCCAGGACTGGCGCGCCTACAACCAGGATTACGGCGTCTACGACGCCACCCGCACGGTGGTCGACTCGCTGGTGCGCGGCGCCCGGCGCACCGCGCTGATGAAGGAGTTCGGCACCCGGCCGGCGGAATCGTTCGAGAGCGACATCGACCTGATCAAGGGCAAGCTGCAGCGCGCCGCCGATGCGCGCTCGTCGAAGCTTTCGGCGCTCGAGCAGGCGGCGAGCTCGGCCGGCGCCGACGCCGACGCCAAGGCGAAGATCGACAAGGAGATGGACGCGTTGCGCGGCGAGATCGCCGAGCGCGCCGGCGACCTCGAGGAGTTCGGGAAATTCGTCGGCCAGGACCGCTACTGGGGCTCGCCGGCGCACAATCGTTTCGCGCAGATCGACGGCACCAGCATGAAGCCGGTCAACCGCACCCGCGCCGAGTTCTGGCGCAACTGGATGGCGGTGCAGCGCATGGCCAAGCTCGGCCGCGTCGCCTTCACGCACTTTGCGAGCCTGCCGCTCAAGGCCATGGAGGCGCGCTACTGGGGCATCCCGGTCGCCGAGCGCTACGGCTCGCTGTTTCGCGGCCTGACGCAGGGTGGCGAGGGCTCAGCCAAGCGCGAGGCGCTCGACACCATGCTGGCCGGGCTGGAGAACCGGCTCGGCCACATGATGGCGCATTACGACGTCGCCGACGCGCCCGCTGGCTTCCTCGCCAAGTGGGAGTCGACCTTCTTCCGCCTCACCGGCGTGTCGAGCGTCATCGACAACCAGCGCGGCGATGCCGAGGCGATGTTCGCGGCGCATATCGGGCGCAAGCGCGGCCAGGCCTGGGCCGAGATCGGCGGCGACGAGCAGCGCGTGCTTCGAGGCTTCGGCATCGGCGAGGCGGAATGGAAGGCGTTGCACGGCGTCGAGTGGTCGGAATTCGGCGGCCGCCGGATGCTCACGCCGCAGGACGCGATGAAGCTCTCCGACGACCAGGTGCGCGCCTACATCAAGGAGGCGCGGCCGGCCGAGCTCACCAGCACGTCGGCCGAGGACATCGCGACCGCGCGCGAGGACCTCGCGCTGCAGCTCGCCGCCGCCTACAGCGATCGCGCCGGCTACGCCATCCCGATGCCGTCGGCGCGCACCCGCGCGATCCTGTTCCAGAATGCGTTCCAGCCCGGCACCGGGCTCAACACGGCGCTGCGGCTGGTCTACCAATTCAAATTGTGGCCCGCCGAGATGGTCCAGCGCGCGTGGGGGCGCGAGATCTCGGGCCGCATCGGCGACTCGAGCTGGGGGCGGCTGGCGGGCCTCGGCGAATTCCTCGTCGGCTCGATGGTGTTCGGCACGGCGGCCGAGGCGATCCGCGAGGCGATCCAGGGCCGCGACCCGCTGCACGAGCTCGCCACCAAGCCGATGGCGACCGTGATGCGCGGCCTCGAGCGCTCCGGCTTCGGCTCGCTGCTCGGCGACTACCTGCTCGGCGAGTACGACCGCCACGGCCTCTCGGCGGCGGCGCAGCTCACCGGGCCGACGTTCTCGCAGATCGACACTCTCCTCGGGATCATCCACGGCCAGGGCGACTCGCTGCTCAACGCGATCGCGGGCATCGATGCCAGCAAAGAGGCGCCGCATCCGTGGCGCGATCGCGCGACGTCGCTGCTCAAGCTGGTCAAGGACAACACGCCGTTCCAGTCACTCTGGCTCACGAGCTGGGCGAGCGACGCGCTGGTGTTTCATCGGCTGCAGGAATGGATCAACCCGGGCTACCTCGAGCGCAGCCAGCGCCGCGCCGAGCGCATCCAGGGCACGCAGTATCTGTGGACGCCCGCCGGCGCCGATCGCGCGGTGGTCAATGCGGTGACCGGGCCGCCTCACTGAGCGCATCCCGCGCACGGCGCCGGCGCTCCCTCGCCCCGCGCTTGCGGGGAGAGGGGCGGGGTGAGGGGCGCCGAGGCGCCGTAGATCACTTCGGTTGTTGGGACTCGCGGAGACGCCCCCTCACCCCGACCCTCTCCCCCTGAAGGGGGAGAGGGAGCGCTGGCGCCGTGCGCTGAGAGGAACATCGATGGCTGACGACAGCGTGCACATCGTGCCCGGCGGACGGCCGGCGGTGCGGGCGCCGCGGCATCCGGGGCGCGGGCGGCTGCGGCGGCGGGCGCCGCGGCGGCCGCATGCGCCGTTCCTGCCGGCGCATGGGGTGGCGACGCCGGGGCTCAATGGGCATGGGGCGGTGCTGCGGGCGGTGGCGGCGCAGGCGCATGCGCAAGCGGCGCCCCCCACCCCCGACCCCTCCCCGCCACGCGCTGCGCGCGCGGGGGGAGGGGAGACGCAGGCGCATGAGCCAGCGGCGGACGCGGACGACGTGATGGCGTTTTTGGCGAAGCAGCTGGCGCGGGGCAAAAAGAAATGACCGTCGTCTCCTCGACCAACAAGGCGGTGATCGCCGGCACGGGCGCGCAGGTCGCGTTTGCGTTCGCGTTCAATAATGCGTGGGACGGCACGACCGCGAACCTGTCGGCGGCGCTGGCCAATTTCACGGTGCTGTTCACCGACGCGGCCGGCAACCAGACGACGCTCGCCCAGGGCGCGGGCGCGACGCAGTGCCAGGTCGCGCTCGCCGCGCCGGTCGGCAGCGCGCTGTGGGGCATGGGCGGCACCGTCACCTACAACCCGAACGGCACGCCGATCGCGGCCGGCACCACGCTGACGATCCTGCGCGCGCTTACGCTCGCGCAGCTCGTCAGCCTGCAGAACCAGGCGAGCTATGGCCAGCTCGCGAGCTCGATGGAGCAGGGGCTCGACCGGATCGAGATGCAGACCCAGCAGGAGGGCGAGCTGTTCGGCCGCGCCATCGTGGTCAATGCGGCCGACACCGCGATGCCGCCGCCGCTGCCGCCGGCGGCGCAGCGCGCAGGCCTCGCGCTGGTGTTCGATGCCCAGGGCAACCCGACGGTCGGCCAGGCGCCCGCCGCGGGGACGATCTCGGCGCCGATGGCGCCGGTGGTCGGCGCCGCCTCGCTCGCGGCGGGGCGCGCGGCGTTCGGCCTCGGCTCCGCCGCGGTCGAGACCATCGGCGCATACGGGCTTGCCGACGACGGCGCCGGCTTCCTGCGCCAGAGCTTCCCGATCAGCGCCGACGCCACAAACCAGACGGTCTCGGCCACGTTCCATTTCACCCAGCGGCTTGCGAGCGGGCCGCTGACCTACTTCCTGGCGCGCGCCAACACGCTGTGGAACGGGTTCGGCTTCTGGGTGACGGTGATCGCCGGCACCGCGGCGTTTTCGCCGAACGCCGCCGATGCCTTCACCAACAACGCGACCGGCACCGTCGTCACGGTCGGCCCGGGCTCGTATTTCGTCAGCACCAACGGCGCCGGCGCGGGCACCTGGATTTTGATGCAGATGCCACCCGCGATGTCGCCGCCGGGCGGCTACCTCACGCTCACCACCGGCCGGCCGGTGGTCACCGCCGACGTGATCGGCTCGCCCGCGATCTTCTACACGGCCGACACCGGCAACTCGGCGCCGATCTGGACCGGCGGGCAGACCGTGCAGGTCCCGTTCACGTCGGATCTGGTGCTCGCGCTCTCGTCCGCCAACCTCGCCAACCAGGCCTACGACGTCTACCTGTGCGTCGCCTTCGGCGCGCTGACCATCGTTGCCGGGCCGGGCTGGCGCAATCCCGGCCAGCGCATCACCGGCGCGACCGTCTCGTCGCCGATCGTCATCACGGCGAACGGCCACAGCCTGCTCACCGGCGACACCGTCCCGGTCAGCGGCGTGCAGGGCAACACCGGGGCGAACGGCACCTGGACGGTGACCCGCGTCGATGCCAACAACTTCTCGCTCAACGGCAGCGTCCCCACCGGCGCCTACACGAGCGGCGGGCAGTTCGCGGCGCGCGGCTTCGGCGCCGGCTCGACACAGCACTCGCGCGCGTTCGACGGCTTCCTGCGCAACGCCAACACGATGGTCGCCACCAACGGCGCCTCGAGCTTCACGCTGGCGCCCGGCGCCGGGCTCTATGTCGGCTCGTTCCTGGTCGACCCCGCCGGCGCCCAGGTGACGATCAACGTCGCGTGGGGGCCGCAGACGCGGCGCGCGGTGTGGAACGCGTTCAACCGCAAGCCGGTCATCGTCAAGGCCGGCGACAACAATTCGGGGGCGGTCACCGGCTCGCCGGCGCAGTGGGCGAGCGGCGCGGTGGTCACGGCCTTCTCGGGACTCGCCGAGGAACCGGCGCGCGCCTTCGCGATGGCCGAGCTCAACGGCGCCTCGTCGACCTCGACGAGCTACTCGGTCGGCGTCGGCTGGGGCAACCAGGTCGCGTTCTCGGGCGTGCGCGGCTTCATCAACAACGTCAATCCCGGCAGCGGCGTGCTCACCGCGGCGCCCTCGGGCGAGTACGAGAGCCCGCCCTGGCTCGGCGCGATCAACGTCTTCGGCCTCGCGCAGATCGCGGTCACCGGCGCAACCGCGGTCGGCGGGGAGAACTTCCAGCAGGTGAGCGTGCAATGGCGCGGGTAGTCCCATGGTGATGCGCGCCTATCTGCGCGGCGACATCCCGGTGCTCGGCCCGATCGGGGTCGCGGTCACCGGGATCTCGACCGCGCCCGTCACGGCGATCGCGGCCGACCCGGTGCGGCACGGGATCCTGTTCTTCAACCCGCAGCCCGCGACAGTGCTGCGCGTGATGCCGCTCGGCACAGCGCTCGCCGCCGGTGCCGGCGGCATCGCGATCGAGGGGTACTCGTATTTCGAGCTCTACGACAGCCATGGCGGCAACGCCGAGGACGACGACGCGGTGGTGCGGGTCAACTGCGGCTGGCAGGTGGTCGCCGACTCGGCCGGCGCGTTCGGCCTCACGGTGTGGAGCTTCACCGACAACAATCCGGCGGTGCCGGCGCCCGAGGCCGTGATGGCGCAGAACTACGCCATCGACCGCACCTCGCCCGGCAGCTTCGCGATTGCGGGGCTCACGACGGCATCGAGCCAGATCCTGGGCGCCAACCCGAACCGCCGCGGCCTGCTGTGGCACAACCCGGGGACGCAGCTCAAATGGGTGGCCCCGGGCAACCTCGCCGCCAGCCAGGGCGCCGGCTCGATCGCCATCCTGCCCAAGGACCAGAAGGAAATCCGCGCGCGCGGGAAAGTGCGTGTGAATTGCGCCTTCAACGCGCTGACGGCGAACAACGGCGACGGTACACTCACTGCGCTAGAGTACGTGTAGGGGAGGTTGTGGCGATGAAACGCCTCGGGATCCTGCTGGCGCTGGCCGGCGCGCTCATCTGCGCGGCGCTGCCCGCGGCGGCGCAGAACAAGACCTGCCCGACCATGCCGCTGGGCGACGCCACCAACGCATGCGCGTCGACGGCGTTCGTCCAGCAGTCGTTTGCGAGCGGCCTGCCGCTCCCGGCCGGCGACGTCTACGTCGGCAACAGCTCGAACCTGGCTACGGCGGTGCCGCTCACCGGCGACTGTGCGATCTCGATCTCGGGGGTTCTCACCTGCGCGATCCCGTGGGCGCACGTGACCGGCACCCCGACCACGCTCGCCGGCTACGGGATCACCAATGCGCGCACGCAATTCACGTCGAGCCAAACCTTCTTCGTCAACGGCAACGCCGCCGCGGCCAGCGCGACGACTGCGGCGGGCGACAACATCCTGCACTTTGCCGTCGGCTCGGCGACCACAAACGGAACGACTGCGGCGGGCAACGCCATCCTGCATTTCGCCTCGACGCCAACGTCGATCGCGGTGGGCGCCACGGTCACGGACGCGACGGCGTCGGTCATCCCGGCCTCGACGACGGTGCTCTCGGTCACGCCGACGACGGTCACGCTCTCGGCGAATGTCATCGGCGGCGGCGTAGGCTCCGGCGACACGATCCAGTTTTCGTTCGGGACGTTCCTTGTCGGCCAGACGATCACCGACAACACGGCGGGTGTCATCCCGCCCTCGACGACGATCACGGCAACGTCGGCCGCGACAGTCACGCTCTCGGCGATTGTCACCGGCGGCGGCGTCGGCAACGGCGACATGATCGCGGCGTCGGCGACCTGCGGCACGACCGGCGCCTCAACCTGTGCGCCAGGCAACGACACCAACAATGGTCTTTCGCCCGCGGCGCCGTTCCTGACGGCGCAGCACGCCGTCAATCTGCTGATCTTCAACTACGACCTTGCCGGCTTTGGCGCGGCGATCGCTCTCGCCCACGGCGCATCGAGCAATTATGCCTTCCACTGCTTCATGGGGCCGCTGATCGGGCAGTCGGTGTTTTCGATCCAGGGCGATGCCAACGCGCCGACTGCGGTCACCATCAGGGCTGCGCCGCATACTGGCGACAACGGAGCCATCATCGTCAAGGATGGATGCACGGCGGGCATCAACAACGTTGCGTTCATGGACAACGCGACCGGCCAGGCATCGAACTACATCAATGTTGGCACCGGGCAATATGGTCACGTCGATGCGGCCTTCGTGTCGTTCGGCGCGCTGGTCAACGGAACGTTCGTGGTCGCCAACTACGGCGGATCGGTCACGATCAACTTCAGCAATTTCATCACGGGCGGCGGCAACGCTGCCTTCTCGGCCGGCGCCGGCGGCGTCATCGAAATCGGAGGCACGTTCGCCGGGTCGGCGAACCTGACGTTCGCGACCGGATTCGCGCTCGTGCAGGGCGGCGGCGCCATCATCAGCACGCAACCGCTGTCGTCCGGTTCGCCGACATTCACGGGCTTCGCCGCGATCAGTGGACCGCGCTGCTTCATGTCGACGCTGCCGTCGCCTGACGGCGTCAATCCTAACTCAGTGTTCCCCGGCGGCACCGACTGCGTCGTCAATTTTTACGTCGGCGCTCTCGGCGTGCAGAGCGGGACCGGCGCATCGTCGACCGTCAACTACGGCGCCCCCGGTCAGTTCCTGACCTCCGGCGGCAACGGTGGTGGCTCGCCCGACACCTGGGACAATCTCTCGGCACACCTGACTGCCGGCCCGTGCATCGTGCTCAGCGGCACGACGATTGTCACCATCTCGACGGCCGCCAGTTGCGCGATCACTGCCGGCACCACGGCCACGTCCGGCATCACGTCGGGCAACTTCATATCCTCGACGGCGAACCTCGTCGCCGACAGCGGCAAGGCTGTGCCGACCGGGGCCGTTGTCGGCACCAGCGACACGCAGACGCTGACCGGCAAGAGCATCAGTGGTAGCACCAATACACTGACGAACATCCCGAACTCGGCGCTGGTCAATCCGTCGACGACGGTCGCCGGCCAGACTTGCACGCTCGGCTCTACCTGCGGGCTGAGCACGGCGAGCAATGTCCTCGCCGCCGATGTGCCGCTCAACAACACGGCGACCTATCAACCCGGCCCGAGCATGGCGCAGGGCACGACGGGGACCTGGAGCGCGCACGGCGGCGTCACCGCGACGGCCAACAACGGCGATGTCATCCGCTGCAAGCTGTGGGACGGGACGACCGTCAAGGACAGCACCCAGGTCACGTTCACTGGCGGCGGGCCGGAGCTCAAGATATCGCTCAGCGGCATCTTCGTTTCGCCGGCCGGCAATATCCGGATCGATTGCAGGAACATCACCTCAACGACCGCGTCGAAGATGGCGGCGAATGACAGCGCTAACGCTGCCGACAGCACCATCTACGGCGAGCGGGTCCAGTAGCCCGCACGGTTGACGCCCCGGCGCCCGGGCTAGCTTGCCGCGCCACCCCGCCGCGCAGCTTCATCTCCTATACGAGGCATCATCATGCTCGACCTCACCGCCCCGCCGGCGGCGGATTGCGCCGGCCTGCTCGGTGCCGCGCTCCCCCGCCTATGGCCCCATGCGGACCAGCACGTGCCCGGCCTCACCGCGGGCATCATCGCGGCCGCACGTGCGGTGCTGGCGGCGCACGGCATCACGACGCCGCTCGTGCTCGCGATGATGATGGGCCAGTTCAGCGAGGAATGCGGCGCCGGCTTGGAGATGACGGAGAACCTCAATTACGACGCCGCCGGCCTGGCGCGCACCTGGCCTGCCCACTTCACCGGCTCGATGCCTTCCCGCTACGCGCACAATCCCCGCATGATCGCCGACGTCGCCTATGGCGGCCGCATGGGCAATGCGCTGCCGCCGTCGGATGACGGCTGGACTTTCCGCGGCCGCGGGCTCTCGCAATGCACCGGCCGCCAAGGTTACGCCAAGCTCGCCGCCGCCACCGGCCTCGATCTCCTCAACCATCCCGACCTCGTCAGCGATCCGGCCCATGCGCTGCTGTGCGGCGTCGCGGATTTTGTCCTCTGCGGCTGCCTGCCCTTTGCCGCGCGCGGAGACGTCGTCGAGGTGACCAGGCATCTCAACGGCGGCACGATAGGCCTCGCCGAGCGCGAGCAATGGACCGCGCGGTGGCGCCACGAGCTCGGCGCCGCGGCAGCGGGTCCGGCGCCTGCGCCCGCTCGGCAAGCCGATCTGCAGGCCGTCCACGTAGCCGCATCACCCGCGCCGCATCCCGCGGCCCACGACCAACAGCAAGGCGGAGGCAGCGCATGAACATCATCATCACCGGCATCGTGGTGGTCGGCATCATCTTCATCGTGGTCGCCGTCCTCGTCTTCGCCGGCATCGACACCGCGCACTGAAAACCCCGCCCCCGGAGTAAAACCAATGAAGCTTCGTCATGCCGCGCTCGCCGCGGCGGCCTTGTGCTGCGCGTCGGCGGCATTCGCGGATCCGATCGGCGACCTGATCGCCACCGGCCTCACGCCGGCGACGCCGAGCAGCTCGCCGACAACGCTCACGCTCGATTCCGCGACCATGCTCGCCATCGCCCAATGGCTGCTGGTGCTGGTCGGCACCGCCGGCGGCGCGCTCATCCACCTGAGCGTTAAGGACGATAAGAAGCGCCAGGCGCTCGAGGCGCTGTGGGACCATCTGATCGGCTGGGGCTTTGCGGTGACCCCGGGCGCCATCCGTGGCCGCGTGCTCACGGTCGAGCTCGGCTCCAAGGTCGCCGCCAACGCGCTGCGCCGGGGGCTGAGCATCGGCAAGGAGCTGCTCGATCACTTCGGCGTCAAGCCGAACGAGGCGGCTGAGCAGCTGCTCGCCCGCATCCCCGGCATCGATGGCGAGGTCGCGGCCGACATCGGACACCAGATCGCCGCGGCCGCGCAGGGCCACGCTCCGCCACTCGACGCCGCGGCCGCATTGGATGCCTTCGGACCGGAGGCCCGCGCCGCGGTGGGCAAGTTCCTGCCCGTGATCGTGGCGGCGATCGAGAAGGCGGCCGCGGCTCGCAACGGCGATGGCGCGATCGCGTCGTCGCAGCAGCAATCGACGGAAGCCGCGCCGCTCGTGCACGCGACCTGATTTCCGCCTCGCAACATCCCACCACAACAAGGAGAAGACCCATGCGATGTCTCGCCACCCTGGCGGCTGCGGCCGCGATGCTCACCGCGGCTCCCGCGCTTGCCCAGACGGCGACGCCGGCGCCCGCACCGCCGCCCGTGATCGCGGCGCCGGCGGCGGCGCCGTGCAGCATCTCGAACTGCTCGGGGCTCTATGTGCGCGCCGGCATCACCGGGCTCGGCACCAATGTCGACGTCATCGGCAACGGGCTGTCGGGCTCGCTGTTCGCGGGCGGCTCGATCTTCGACGTCGGCGTCGGGTATCAATTGTGGAACGGCACGTATTTCGCCGCGGTCGAGGGCAGCATCGGCTACCAGGCGAGCAATGGCCCGAGCGTCGCGGGCTTGAGCGCCGGCAACATCGTCGGGCTCGAGCAGGTGAAATTCGGCGGCGCGCTCTCGGGCCTGCTCGGCCAGGGCCAGGTTGGCACCACCACCGGCGGCCAGGCGCCGGCGCAGATCCCGGTGCCGGCCGGCCTCTCGAGCGCGCTGATCGCGCCCTACTACGGCATTGGCATGATGCAGCGCGGCGGCAGCAACGTGATGGTCACCGGCCCGGGCGCCGAGTTCGCGCTCGCGTCGAGCGTGAGCCTCGACGTGCAGTACCTCTACCAGCCCGCCATGGACACGCTGCCGGCCGCCCAGATGGTGCGGCTCGGGCTGCAGTGGCACTTCTGAGCGTAACGCGCGAGCGCCGCCATGGCCCATAGCCAGCGCCCGCTGCCGTTCGGCTCGCGCCTGACGGCGTCCGACGTCGAGGCGATCGGCGATCATGTCGCCGACAAGCTCGGCGGCCGGATCTCGAGCGCGATCCGCACCGAGTTCGCCCGCATGGGCCTCGCGGTCGACGGCGAGGCCAACCTGATCGACGTGCAGAAGGACCACGCCTTCCTGCGCGCCGCGCGCGAGCGGGCGGAGGACACGACCAGCACGGTGCGGCGCCAGGTGATCGCCTGGCTGGTGCCGGTGCTGTGCCTCGCGCTGGTCGCCGGGCTGGCGACGATGCTGGCGCACAAGTTCTGAGACCTTCACCCGGCACCGCAGCCGGGATCGCAGCCGCCGCCGGCGCCGGGGAAACCCGGGCGCCGGCGGCGGCTTTTTTGTTGCTTAACCGCAAATCAGCTACGGTCGCGGCCGCCAACCGCAGGAGGACGGGCATGCAGCTCATCGTCATGGACCACACCGGCGACACCCGGCAGGACTTCGACGTCGCGACGTCGAAAGGCGTCAAGGCGGCGGAGGATCGCTTCCGCGCGCTCACCGGCTCGGGCTTCACGGCCGCGCGCCGCGCCGGGCCGGGCGAGGTCGCGCTGATGCGCAAGTTCGACAAGGACGCCGAGGAAGTGCTGTTCTATCCGCGGCTCGCCGGCGGCTGAGCGATGCGCGGCAGCGGCCGCACGCGCGAGATGGTGATGGCGCTGCCGGAGGGCGGCGCCACCGTGGTGGTGCACGTGGAGCGGATGCGGCGCTACGTGCGGGACATGATCCGCGATCTGCGGGGTGCCTACACCGCCGGGCGCACGCGCATCGACGTCGTCGCCTCGCTGCCCGACGCCGTCCAGCTCTACAACGCGCCGCAGCCGATCTACCTCGACCACGCGTTCGAGGAGCTCCTCCCGGCTCTCGCGCGTGAGCTGCGGCGCAACGGTGGCGCCCTCGGCCTCGGCGGCTACGCGCCGCCGTATTCCTACGCGACGATGTGGCAGCAGGACTGGAGCACCTTGACGGTCGGCGAGGTGACGCCGAGTGGCCCGGCGCTCGACGGCATGCAGGACGCGCTCGCGGCGGCGTGCCGGCGGATGATGGACGCGTACGCCGAGGCGTACGCGTCACCCGTGATGATCGGCGTCGATCTCGGCGGTCCGGACGCGACGGCCGTCACGTATCGCGGCGTTCCGATCCGCCAGATCCACACCGACCTGCGGCCGGGAGGCTTGAGCTACATCGGCAACGCGCCCGCCGCCGAGAAAGCCCGCAAGCTGCTGCGCGAGTGGCTCTCGCCGGCGCAGCGCGCGAGCTTCGACGCGCATGCGCATTTCGAGGTGACGGGCTCGGCGAGCGGCAAGCGCTACCGCATCAACAAGGGCACGGCGATCAACGTCGACGAGCTCGCCGCCGACGGCACGGTCGCGTGCAAGTGGTGCTTCGGCCCGCCCGGCCTCGCCGCCGGCGACGTCATGCTGGCGCAGAAGATCGCGCTCGAGACGGACGAGAAAGCGGCGATGAAGGTGGCGAACCGGCACGACATGGTGCCGCTGTGCTCTCGCGGCCCGGAGATGACGGTGACCGAGGTGATCGCGCGCGAGTACGAGTTCTATCGCCGGTGTAATGTCGCGATCGACGGCGTGACCTGACCGGGCATCAGCCCGCGGCCGCGAGCCGGTCGCGCAGCGCGAAGCCCATCAGCGGCCAGATCTGGCGCACCGCGTCCTCGTAGGCGAACTTGCGGCCGAGCTCGGCGTTGAAGTTTTCCGGCGACGCCGGCGCCGACTTGCCGATGACGACGAAGCCGTTGCGCATCACGAGCACGCAGATCGTGAAGCGCGTCAGCGCGTCGAGGACATTCCCCACGCCGGAATCGGGGGCCGTGCTCCACGTGCCGTGACGCAACGCATCAGTCCCGGTGGTGTAGAACGTGCCCTCGATCGCCGCCTTGATGTCGTCGAGCGTGACGCGCGGCGCGACGGCGACGGCGGCCGACTGCGCGTCGGTGACCTGCAGGCTGTCCATGCTCACGGTCCCGCCAGGCCGGCGCGGCGGACGGCTGCACCAAGATCGGCAGCGGTCGCTTCGGTCTTCTGCGCCTGGCCCTTCTGGTAGGGCATCCACTCGGCGAAATAGCCGCCCTCCGGACGCGGATCGCCGTCCTGCAGCAGCGGCACCGAGGTGCGGCTGTGCTGGCGGCCGCTGTGGTCGATCACCATCAGGTTGACGCAACGCGCGCCGAACACGAAGGCGACATGCGCCGCCATCGGCTGCGGGCCGTGCGCGGCCATGTGGCGGCGATCGTCGGCGCTCGGCCAGTACCACACGACGCGGCCGTTGGTGGACTCGATCATGCTCGCTCCTTCAGAACAGCTTCACCTCGACGCGGCCGTGGTAGGCCTGCTTGTGCGTCGGCACCATCTTGACGATGCCCCGCTCGAGCAGCGCGCAACGCTGCTTGTCGGTGAGCTCGGCCCAGCGGTCGACGTCGAGCTCGGGCAGGTCGCCCAGGAACTCCTTGTCGCGACCCGCCGACACGCTGACCTGGCCGCGCCCGGCGAACACTTCGCGGAAGCCGTCGCCGGCGGCGGTGGCGACCAGCTTGAGGCCGGCCTTGAGGCCGTCGACCAGCTCGAAGATCTTGCGATGCTTGATCTGGGTGTCGACGAGCTGCTCGGCGAGCTTGCGGCGCTCGAGCGAGGGGGCGGGCTGGGTTGCGGCCTTTGCCATGCCGGGAAAATTGCACTTTCAGGTTAAGGGTTCCTGACAAGCCCTTGCCTGTTCTCATTTATTGAGTCCGCGCAAGGGCTTGGTTTGACACGGCCGCCCGGGCGACTATCTCCCGGAGGCAGACGACGACGGGGAACGATGACCATGGACGCGGGATACAGGCCGCCCGGCGCGCGCTACGAGATCCGGGTTGCGGGCGTCGCGCGCACGATGCGCGATCGCCGCGAGGCCGCGATCGAGGCGGCGCGCGCCCTGGCGCTGCGCGACCCGCGGGTCGAGCTCATCGACCTCGCCGACGGCGCGGTGGTGCCGTTCGAGAAGCCGGCGGGCGCCGGCTAGTCGTCTGCGGCCTCCGGAGGGCTCGTAGGCGCCTGCCACTGGCTGCACGCCGGATCCCGGGCGCGCACGTCGGTGCCGGCGCCGCCGGTCCAGGCCGCCTCCATGAGGCCGCACTTGAGGTAGGCGCGGGAGGATGGCCTGTTGCGGGCCAGGTGCCGGCACGATCCGCACGTCTCGCCCTGCGGGCCCGAACCTGGCGCGGCCGCGTGGCCGCGGTGCGGTCCGCCCGCGCGCGTGTGGAAGAGCAGGCGGCGCTCCTGCGGCGTGAGCGCGCGCTCGAGCGCGGCGATCGCGGCGAGGGTCGGGTCAGCCATCGGCGCGGCCCGTGATCTTGTGGTGCGCGCCGATGTCGATGCCGAGCATCACGCGGCGAACGCCCGCCCGATCGCCCAGCCGATGCGCTCGCCGGCGGCCGCGAGCTCGGCGCGCCAGATATAGCCGACGACGGCGCCGGCGAGCAGATAGGCGAGAGCGCTCACGTCCGCACGGCCTCGCGGTAGTGCCGCGGATTGATGCCGTAGCTCGCCGCGATCGCCTCATGCGGGTTTTCGCCCGGCATGGCGCCGAGGTGGAATTTCCGCCGCGTGCCGTCGGGCTCGAGCGAGCCGTTCGTCACCTCGATAATCCGCACCGGTGCGCCGGCGACGTCCACCTCGAGGAGGCGCCGTGGCTGGCCATGCAGCTCGTCGGCGGCCAGCACGCGGGCGTGGCGAGCGACGAGATAGTTCTCAAAGCCGAAGATCTCGAGCGCGATGCGGCGCAGCTCCGCGTTTGTCTCGGCCTCGATCTTGTCGGGGGTGAGCTCGGCTGGCCGCGCGATCATCCACTCGCGATCGCGAGGGATGCGCTGGCCGTGCCAGAAGTAGAGATCCCAGCCGTCGCGCCAAGCGATCGCCGGTCCGTCCGCGCCGTGGAGTTGGCCGGCGGCATCGCGCTTGAGCAGGTGTGGCCGGTCGGAGACCATCGCAAAGTCGCGATGCAATGAGATGGCGTTGGCCGTCGAGTCGATGGCCTCGATCGACGCGAGCGCATCCATCATGGCGACGTCGAGCTCGAGCTCGCACTCGTCGCGGAAGTAGGTGCACCAGGCCGCCCACCCGGGCCACAGGTTGGCGTACCATTCGTTCGCATGGGCCCCCTGGGCGCAGCGCAGGAGGAAATAGACCGCGCTGTGGACCGCGCTGCCGACCGCGCTGCGGACCGCGCTGTCGACCGCGCTGCCGACCGCGCTGCCGACCGCGCTGTGGACCGCGCTGCGGACCGCGCTGTGGACCGCGCTGTGGACCGCGCTGCGGACCGCGCTGCCGACCGCGCTGTGGACCGCGCTGTGGACCGCGCTGCCGACCGCGCTGCCGACCGCGCTGCGGACCGCGCTGTGGACCGCGCTGTGGACCGCGCTGCCGACCGCGCTGCCGACCGCGCTGTGGACCGCGCTGCCGACCGCGCTGTGGACCGCGCTGCGGACCGCGCTGTGGACCGCGCTGCCGACCGCGCTGCCGACCGCGCTGTGGACCGCGCTGTGGACCGCGCTGCGGACCGCGCTGTGGACCGCGCTGTGGACCGCGCTGCCGACCGCGCTGCGGACCGCGCTGTGGACCGCGCTGTCTTGAGGCGCGGGCCACCCGTTGCGGACCACGTGGATCGCGCCGGCCGCGATCCCGGTGGCGATGCGCAGCGTGAACGGCGAGGGCACGAAGATCACCGCCTTCGGCTGTTCGAAGTTGGCGCGGCGGTACCAGAGCCGCACGGCCGACTCCACGTCGCGATGGTCATCGGAGCTCATGCGCTCGGTCGAGAGACCGAGCGCAATCCACTTGTCCCGGTGGGCCGCCATCCTGGCGGTCTGCTCCGGGGAGAGGCTATCGACGCGCTTCACCATGGCTCAGTCCTTCACCCGGCGTTCTTCGGCGCCGGCGCTCTCCACCTGGCGGCCGACGTAGTAGTTGCCGGCGGGCAGGCGGATCGCGTCGTGCTCCTCGTGGCTCACAGTGACCGGCTCGCCCTCGACGACGAGGCAGCCGACGGCGAGGTCCGCGCGGGTAAGAATGCCGCGGCGGACGAGCTCGTTGACGGCGGTCAGATCGCGGAACATGCGAACCGACGCCGCGGCGACGGGCTTGCTGCTGGCCCGAAACGCTTTGCGCAGGCGCGCGTCGCGCGTCGCGGTCGCCGGATCGCCGACGATCGACTGGCTCGTGCGGAAGTGCCGCTCGAGCTTGATCGCGTGGTGATGGCCGGTGACCTCGCCCTCCTGCAAGATCAGCCGGCCCTTGACCGGGCTGACCTCATCGTTGCGCGCGATCGCGATGTCGCCCGGCATCGGGATGATGGCGACATCGCCTTGGAAGGCTTGGCCCTGGGCGGGGTCGAAACTACGAACGTTCATGGTCGTCTCCTGGGTTGAAGAGACTTGGTTGGGACGCACTGTGCGCGGTACTCGACTGAGAAATCGTTGACGGCCCGCGCCCCTGCTGGCGCGAGAGGTAGAGCTCCTCGGCGCGGTAGACGCCGGCGCTGGTGAGCGTGAAGAACGGGCCGTCCGATCCGCGGCCCTCCGAGTAGCGCGACCAGGCGTGCGCCAGGCCGAGCTTGCGCAGCGTCATCGCGGTCTTGATCGCGGTCGCGATCACGCGCACCGGCGTGGCGGCCGCGCCTGATTTGTAGAGGTGCACGGTGAGCTCGATCTCGGGGCCCGAGAGGCGGCGGATGCGTTCGCGCGGTGTCACTGCGGCGCCCTCCCGTGATGCTGCCGCAGCGCCGCCAGCAGCGCGTCGCCCTCGGCGATCGGCGGCCGCTTGAGGCTCGCGGCAGCCAGCTCGACCTGGACCTCGCGGTAGGCGGCCGTGCCCTTCCGCATGTTGGCGCGGCGGGTTGCCCACTGCCGGCGGCGGACGTTCGGATCGCGGTTGATGCGCGCCGCGTGGGTGCGGGCGAGCTCGCGCAGCTCGGGCCTGTCACGCATCAGCGCCCGCATCCGGCCGCCCTGCAGGGCGCGATAGCGCTTGCGCCGGCGCACCCGCTTCTGCCCGGCAACGCACTTGCGCTTGAGCGCGCGGTCCTCGCACATGCGCGCGTTGAGCGCGGCCATCCGGGCCGAGCGGGCGGCGCGCTCGGCGTCGTCGATCGACGCCGGCTTGCGCTTGCGGAATGCGCCGCGGCGCCAGCGATCGCGCAGGCGTGCTGCCTGGGCGGCCTTTCGTTCGGGAGGCCATGGCTTGCCGCTCAAAGGGCGCCTCCATGCCATTTTGATTTCGGGTTCTTGCCGTCCTGGTCGTTCAGCCAGGCTTCGAACATCTGCGTCGCGAGGTCGGACGGCAGGAACTCGATCAGCGCGTCGCAGGCGAGACAGTCGCCGTCCCACATCAGGTCGTAGGCGCGCTGCGCCATGGCGTCGCGCAGGCGGTCGGTTGCGCTCGAGCTCGGCAGCGCGTGGAACAGCGTGCGCTGGCGCTCGATGCGGCGCTGCTCCTCGTCGCGGTCGTAGCCGCGGCCATCGGCGTGCCTCTCGGCGGCCTGCTTCGCGGCCGCGCGCAGATCGGCGATCAGCTTCGGATTGGAGTGGTCTGCCTCGAGGCGCGCGGCCGCCACGGTGAGCATGTGGATACGGCTGCGGGAGGACCTCATAGGTAGTCCTCGGGGTCGCAGGGATCTTCTTCGACGTGGTGCTCGGCGAGCCACGCCTCGAAGCGCTCGTACTCGGCGGGCGTGAGGCTCGCGCGCCACCATTCGTCCAGGCGCATCAAGGTGCGGTATGCCCACGTGAGCCCCCGCAGGCCTAAGAGGGGGCGACGCAACAGCAGGCGCGCGAGGCGCTCGTGCCCTGGCGTGTTCGGCCACGCCCGGATGATCGTGTAGTTCGGCGCGTCGCCGCTGTCGGCGCCGGAGTGCGGCGAGTAGCTGGGCGCCGAGTAGCTGCCATCGACCTCATACTCGACAGTCACCGGCAATCCGTTGTCGCGGACGAAGTCCTGGAAATGGGTGGCGCTCATCGGCCTTCATCCTTGTCGGCGTAGAGGGTGGCGCGCATGGCGTCGGTGACCTCGGCGTACCGGCCGGTGAGGCGGGCGAGCCTGTCGATCTCGTAGATCTCGCGCAGGCTCGTGCCGCGCCAGAGCACGAACTTTTCGTCGTCGCCGGCGTCTTCCCTGGCGCGGTCGATCACCTGCACGAAGAAGGTGAGCAGCGGATGGTCCCACCCGACGATCACCTTGTGGGCCGGGTCGCGCGCCGGGATCTCGTGGCGGCTCATCGGTCGCTCCCGCGGTTGCGCTCGCGCAGGATCTTCGAGAGCGTCGCCCGCCGCGCCAGGCGGCCGCGGGCGTGATTGCGCACGCCGTCGAAGGCGGCGCCGCTCGCGTCGTCGACGAAGCGCAGGCCGCCGGCGGTGGAGCTAAAGCCGAAGGCCGCAAGCGCGCGGGCGAACTCGGCGGCGGTCATGTCGCGCTTGGCGGCGAGCGGGCGCCGCGGCGCCGGCCTGCCGCGCAGCCGCATGCCGGGAAGGGCGAGCTGGCGCTTAGCGGCCAT